ATGACGGGACGGCTCGACACCGACACCGACGGCTTACGTTCCGGGGCGGCCCGCAGTGATGCAGTCGCGTCATCGCTATCGAACAGCCCTACCATCGCCTCCGGTGGCCAACCCAGTCATGCCGGGGTAGCGGCGATTCTGTCCGCGGCAGCTGCGGTACGGGACAGCCAGGCCGAAAGGGCGTCCGGGCAGGCCAGCACCCTTCGTTCCGGGGCTGGGGCATATGACAGCACCGAGGGGCGTAGCGCTGCTGACATCGCTAAGGCCATGTAGATGCTCACTCGGCAGCAGATAGAGAACTGGCAGACTTCCCACCTTGATCAGGCGGCGCTGCAGCTGCACGCCATGGGGCGCCAGTCCGAGGACCTATTCGGCCAGCACCTAAGAAACCTCGCCGCACCGGGTGGATCTGACTGGCAGGGGCAAGCCCACGACGCCGCCCAAACTCGGGGGCTGGCCGACATGTCGATCGTGCGCCAGCAATCCGACGTGATGGAGCAGGCCGCGCAGATCGCCCAGCGCGGTGCAGCAGACGTTGCCGGCGCCAAAACCAACGTGCTGGAGGCCATCAACGAAACCGAAGCCGACGGCTTCAAGGTGGGCTCGGACCTATCAGTTACAGATGGAAGACCCCCTTCGGATGACAATCGTGAGCGGTCCAACCGTGAGAAGTTGGGCCGGCAGCATGCCGAGTTCATTCGGTTCCGTGCCGCACAGCTCGAGGAAGCCGACACTCAGGTCGGTCGCCAACTCAAGGAGAAAGCCGGGGAGCTTGGCGGTATCAAGTTCGACGGCGGCACGGTGCGCATGCTTGATGACGGGCACGGTGGGGAACCTGCACCTACTAATCCGTCTTCGGCGTTGGGACTTCCCGATTATCCGCATGGAACGTTGTCGAATGACGAGACCCGGACTGTGTACACGCGGGGCGAGCTGAGAATGAAAGAGCTCGACGCTCAATGGGCCAAACAAGGGGTGCCGGTTGAGGAACGCGCGAAACGCATGTTCGAGATGCGGAACTCTCTCCGCGGCTGGACTCGAGAATTGATGTCGGATCGGTCGGCGGCCGAGGTACTGAAAGCCAACGAGAAGAGCATGACTTGGCAGCAGGCGCTGGACAAAGCGGCCAGTCGTGGATACACGGGTGAGAACGCCTACCGTTACCTGATTGACGCGGCTACTCGTAGCCGTGGGAGCGTCAACGCCGGGCTAGGTATCGACCCTGCCAACCCTCCGCCCTTGCCTCCCGTGCGCGAAGGTGGCGGCGGTGTGCCGGCGACATCACCCGGTTCTATACCAGCCAAGGAGCCGCCACCTGGTGGCGCAATGCCTGTGGCGCCCGGGTCGATCCCTTCGCAGGCCCACTTAGGCCCCAACGACACCGTCCACATAGATGGGCCGCTCGGAACTGAGCGGGAGGTGTTTGGTGACGAACCAGGCGAACGCTGACAGAATGAGAAGACCATGAGTACCGATTACCAGCCAATCCCATACGACGCGAAGGGATTGCGCGGCCTTCATGCCCGCATCGTTGGGGAACTCCCCTTGGAGTATGACCTGCCTGAGGACATCAAGGATGTCGTGATCGCCGACGATGAACCGAACATCTACTCAGAACTCGCCGTCTACATCCCCGGCCACCCGGACCGTCAATCAGCCGTGTCGTACGACGCGCTTGAGGTCCAGGGCTGGCACCAACCGGGATAGAACGCAGAAAAGCCCCCGGCTCAACCATGCCGGGGGAAGCACGGGAGCCGGGGGCGGCTGTGAAGCGAGGGGTCTAACCAGATTCGATTGCAGCCTGTTCTATCTGAACGTCGATCACGCCAGGCTCTTCCGGGGTGATGTCCTGGCCATCGTTTCCGAACCGCGTGACGAGCAGGACGTGAGTGTTCTCGCATTTGCCGAATACCTCGCGGGCCAATTCGGTGGCGGGTGGGTCCTCATGGCCCTCGGATACCCAGCTGTTGCTGCCGATCTGATGCCGGCATGCCGGGGCGATGTATAGGTTCGCATCACTCATTGGTGATTCGCCGTCTTCGGTCATCACAAGCATGTCGTCTGGCAAGTCCTTGATTGCCTTACGCAGCTGAGCGACGGTGAACATACCCCAATTCTATTGGCGGTAAGCGCTAGCGGCGGGGTCTAAGCCTTCCAGGGACCTCGCCATATGCGGGCATCGGATTCGATGCGTTCTTCGCGTTCGGTGCGCAGCTCTCCGCGCAGTCCTCCGATGTCTTTTCGGATACCGGAGATGTCGCTGCGGATGTCGGCCATTCCGTCGCGGACCATCTCGCGTATCTCGTCGATGTCGTCACGCAGGTTGGTGTCGTGCGAGTTCTCCGTTTGGTGCCGGATGGCTTTGAGGTCGAAGTGTTGCAGCGTCCACAGGATGCCGAGGAAGCACATGACGACGAAAGCTATTACTACCCAGGTCGCTAGGCCCCAGCCGTCTTGAGCAAGTGGCGGCAGCTGCCAATCGGCCATGTTCACCGCGAAGTCTCCGTTGACGGCTCACGCTTCCAGGTCTCAACTCTGCACATAGCGGTGTCCTCTCATTTCAGTGAAGCCAACAAATGGATTAGGTCAAGCTGTTCGGGGATGAACCGCAGCAGTCCGGTGGTGCGCAGCAGATGCACAGCCACTACCCCGATCACGGCGGAGCTGAGGAACATGTGGGACTGCCCGTAGCGGGTAGTGGCGTCACTGAGAAGTTCCCCGGGTGGGCAAGCTATCTCGTAGGCGATGATCCCGGCGGCCATAGTGATCCACGCCCAATCAGATGGATGTAAAGCCATGGGAACCCTCCCCGATTAGGTTGTGGATAAGTTAGAAACACGCAGGTAGAAGCCGCAATTTTGGCGTTCTGCCGGATACATCAAATAGATGGGCGCGGTACGGTGAGCTAGTTCCCTGCGCGCTCTCCTCGCGCGGGGGCCTAGACACCGCGACTCCGGTTGAAACGCCGGATAATTGAGGTATGAAGTTCGCGACAGAAGCCGCCCGAGTTGGATTCACGGGCACGAGAAAGGGTCTGACACCGCAGCAGCAAGATTGGCTGCTAGGCGCGATTCCCACAGGCGCGGAAGTGCATCATGGAGCATGCGTTGGTGCGGATGAGATGATGCACTGCTATGCGATGGCCGGACACTGCCGAGTTATTGTGCACCCACCCATAAGCCCAAACCTTCGGATGCCTTATGACCCCGGCGCTACCTGGCTGCCCGCCAAGGATTATCTGGCGCGAGACAGGGACATCGTTGAAGCCACGGAGATTCTGTTCGCAACCCCAGATGGCCCTGAGCGCGACCATTCCGGCACCTGGTACACGGTGCGGTACGCCACCGGCAAGTGCAGACCCGTATATATCTGCTACCCCGACGGCAAGGTAGAGATGCGATGAGGGCATGACTGTCACTCAGTACGTTCTAGGTGTTCTATACCGTTGGCGACTAATCCGTGTGTGGCCCAGGGTGATTGGTTCTCACCTTCGTACACGCCGTAGGTGTGCTCTATGGTGCCGTCCGCTTGGACTCTCTCGAACCCGACCATGAGCACGAAATCTGATACCCGCCAGCCGGGTTCTTGATCCATCGCTTCGACGTACTTCTGTATGAGTTCGTCGGGGTGTTCACTCATCGCGGCTCCCGAGTATCAGTGGGTATCAAAGGAGCGCGAAGCTCTGGACGTCGAAGCCGTCGTTGTTGATCTGGAACACAGTTAGTGCCGGGTCGCCGTCTTCGCCCATCTTGTTCATCACCCACGCTGAGCCGTTGTCCAGGGTTGAGGCTTGGATGTGCCAGCGCGCCTTACCCGTTACTTGGTCGCGGCCATGGGGGCGCAGGCTGGCGTAGTGGAAATGCCCTGTGAGTAGGACGTGGCAGTCCATGACGCCGCCGTGGGTCATCTTCTCCCACCACGTCTTAACCCGGTCAGCGCCGGAGGCTTGGTGGCCGTGTGCCAGCCCCAGCCTGGTGCCGCGTACATCGAACTGCAGCGTCTCGCACCACTCGGGCGGCCGATGGAACTCCACCGGGAGGTTCGGGCCCTGGTTGTCAGGGTTGTTGTGCCATTCAAGACGCTTAGAAATGGCCAATCCCCAGTCGTCGGTGGGCTTCCCGATTAGATCCTTCCCGCGGCGCCACTGGCCGTGATTGGACGGGATGGACAGCACATCCACCGGGGCGTGCTTGGCGCACAGGGTGATGGTCTTCCAGAACTCCGTGGCGGCAACCTCGACCTGATCCATGAGAGATAGGCCGTTGGTGCGGGTTTGGGCTGTGACGTTGTCGAAGCCCTCCACAATGTCGCCCACGTCCGCGATGATGATGCGATCAAACCTTGAACGTTTCAGGTAGGCGTTCAGGTTTTCCCGCTTTTCCTGAAGGCGCAGTAATAACTCTTTGACGCCGCCGAGGTGGTCGACCTTCCCGGTTTGAATGTCTGCCCAGCACACCACAACCGTCGACTCCCCTGTGGGTTTCTTCGGCTGCACCGGCCTCGTCTTGCGGACCTCCGCATACAAGGCGGGTAGGTCTATAGCCCAACGCCGGACGGCGAGGTGATACCGCCAGGAGTGGTGCTTATGCTTCTCCCACTCCCCCTCCTTGTTGCGGAAGCCCGTCTCCCACACCACGACCTGTGGGTTACCGGCAATCTCAACCTTGGCTGGGTCGTAGTGCAGTTCGTCGGCGAACTCCCGGAGAATCCCCTCGAAATCCTGCTCATCGAAGTCATCTGAGACCTTGCCCGTCTGAATAAAACCTGCGGTGCCGTCCCACTCCGCGCGCATTTTCGCCTGCTCTGGTGCCGACTCTTCCGGCACGGGGCGGCGACTATTGAGGCTGTCACGGATACTCAAGAGCGCACACACTCTCGCACGTGACGCCGAAACTGAATCGGCCCCACCGGAAGACCCTCATTCCGCAGCACGCGGACAAGGGCCTCAATCGACTTCCCTTCGGCTACCCATTCGTCAATAGCCTTACGGTCATCTGCACTCTGCGTGGCGACCCATGAACAGCATGTGCAGCGCTGCTTCGGCTTGGCGGCCTCGGCCAGTTGTTCCCGGATGGACATTTGTTTGAACCGCCTTTCATGGGGCGCTTCGAGGGCTCTATTCAGTTGTTAAGCGCGGAACCAGTCGAGGACTGGATTCAGGTCGTCGTGCGAACGGTTTGGGTCTAGACGCTTTCCGATCCTTATCGCATCATCCTGATTTGCCCGCCTCGTATCCCAGCGCAGGTTGGGCAGGCGGTTGTTGGTCTTATCACCGTCGAAATGACACGCCTCCATACCATCTGGACATGGGCCGACGAATGCCTCCAGTACCAGCCTGTGCACAAGGGCCGTTGTTGCCCGCCTCTTGCCAGGACGTGACAATCCAACAATCAGGTATCCATGTGTGGTCGAGTGGCCATACTTGCGAATGCGACCGGGGACCGTTCTGTATCCCCTCCCCATGGACACAAGTCGCGGAACGGTTCTAACTCGCCCAAGGTCGGAGACTTCATAAAGTCCCTCAAAGCCGACTACGGGGCGCCATTGTTCACGGGTAGCATTCACTGCTAGCCCTCCTTCTGCTTGCTCAGATTGGCGGGTTAGGGATCGGGTTGCGTTGGTAGCGCACCCGGTCCCGTTTTCAATCCTACTGTCCAGCAGTGACAATGACGTTCTTCAGCTGCAATAGCTAGGCGGCGCGCAGATAGTCGATGGCGGGCTGTGGGTCGTAGTTCACATGCGGCGCTGTGCCGCTACCGAAGAACATGCCCGCGTCGTAGATCGACTCGAATACAGCCGGAAGACCTTCTATCGGATCAGCTACGAGGTGTGCGAATCGCTTAGCGAGAGAGATGGGTCCACTCCATAGTGTCTGCTGCATGATGATGTCGCAGATCGCCGATTCGTTGTCACCGCGCGGCCCAACTTCGGTGTCGGTGTACAGATCCCGGCCCCACTCGCTGTTGGCTCCGTGTGCAAAGTCCAGCCAGTAGTCGGGGGTGCCCTGAAGCCGGTCGTACAGAATGCCTTGCCCGTCCGGCACTACCCAGCCGGCGCGGAGGTTTCCGTTCGCCTTGTGGAGTTCGCGCATGGGGTTTCCCCACGTGACAGCCTTTTTCACCTGCGGCAGCAGATCGTGCAGCATGCCATTTGGGTCCACGATGTCGTGCTTGTACACCCACGATGTGACGATCGCGCCCTGGCTATACCCAGCCAGCCAGATGCGGTAGCCGGGAAACCGGTTGTTGTAATCGCGCAACTGCAACCGTAATTCGGCAATACCTTGCAGCACGGATCGCCACATCGGGAACGGATCAGCGGGGTAGTTCCCGATCGGCTGCCAATGACACAGATCCAGGCATGCTCTGGCAGTGTCGGCTGGGTAGCCGGTCCACATGTCCACACCAGTTCCCTGGACCGTGAACAGGACTGGAGCGACGCCGAGCTTGATCAGGTCATCGTCAGACACGACCCCGTTCTGGGCTTGGTTCGTCCTGCGCTGGTATTCCTTCTGGACCGCCTGGTCGTCGTACCCGAAGTACGAGTCGACCTTCAGCGGTCCCCCATCGGCGGCTTTCGCGTAGGAGGCGAAGCGGGAGACCATGACCCGCTGCCACCTCCCTACTACCTCCCCATGTGAACCAAGGGTGAGGATCACTCAGTCACACTCTTGATGACCTGAGCCGCCAGTGGGCCGATAGCGGCGGATGAACTGATGACCTTGGCGTCAACGGCAGGGCCGACAACACCACCGACTGCCTGCTGAATCTTGTTGATGCTGTCGACTACAGCTTGAGTGCCCGCCTCGAGCTGGGTACGTGCTGTGGCGCCGGTCGAATCCAGCTGCGCCTGAATGTCCTGAAGGCTGGTGACGGCCTTATCGGCTGGACCACCCTTGATCTGCTTACCCAAGACCACACCGGCCGTGCCGAGACCCGCGGCGCCCAGGACGCCACCGACAGCTACAACGGCGTTGATCCACGCGTTGCCTTGGGTGTCACTGACGACACCGGAGGTCACCAGGATCGGCACGAGCGCTGTCACCAGTGCGCCGATGAGGTAGTACCACTTGCGAATCTGGGCGGTCATGATTGTCCCTTCTGAGAGATGAACTCCTGCAGGACTGCAGGGTTAGTGGCTTCGATGTCGGCAAGCACGGCTTTGGCGTGTGCGATGGTGGCGGGGTCGCGGAACTTCCCTTGCCCCGCCGCGGTGCGGGCGATGCGGGACAGCGCGTCTGCATCCCCGGTACGCGCCCAGTCTTCGACGAGCTTTCGATGTTCCGCGGCATCGATGGCCTGCACCATGCGGACGATCGGAATCAACGGCTCACCCGGGGTGGCGTAGATAGATAGGGATTCGACCTGAAGGTCTGACATCAGTAGCTCCTCAATCGGGTCCAGCGGTTCGCTAGTGGCGAGTAGTTGCAGCAGCGCGTCGCCCTGCAGTAGGGCGCGGTTGTATCGGTCGCGGCGGTCGGCCAAGCCGTTGGTGCCGCCATTAATCCGGCGAGTGACCGTCTCCAAGTCCTGCCGATCCGACAGGGCGTTGATGTCCGGGCGGGCGACCGTCCAGTACCAAGCCGCACCTATACCGGCCCACCGCAGTTCGGCCAGTCGTTTCGGGTTATCAACGAATTCCGTTGGCGACAGAACGAGTCCTTTACCCGAACACCACCGCGAGAACGCTGCGTAGTTGTTGCGGCCGGTGATCTGAATCCAGCTGCGGCCCTTGAACCGCACCCCATCCCCCGGCTGGGTGTTGCCCAGATCTGCACGGCCTTCGTAGGCGGCACCGGAGGCGTACTCTTCGGTGGCATTGAAGCTGGCTGACTCGTGCCCTACCTGCGCCAGCCACATCGCTATCCGATTTACGTTCGTGCACTGGCTGGCCTTGAGCCCGTCCGACACGGCGGGCAGGATCTCTGCGGCACGCGCCTCGGACAGGCCGGTAGCGGTGGCGAGGATGGGCGCGCCGCCTACTGGCCGACTGCCGCGCCGGAAGGTGGAGAATCCGTCGGCGCGGATCTTGCGGGCGATGAAGTCCGCGGTGTGTGGATTCTGGTAGGTGTTAATCTGACCGCCATTGGCGAGGCTCGCCAGCTGAAAGTGCATAGCATCTTTAGGATCTGACCAGTCATTGCCCCAGAAGACGGTCCCCTCGTAGAACGCCTGGATTTCTTTTATGGTGGCGATCTGCGCGGCACTAAACCCAGCGTTGGCGACCTGAAAGGGATGGCTTTCCCAGTTCAGATCAATCGCCGTACCTGACAGGTGATTCGACGTAGACACCGAGTTGGTAGGCGTCCAGCACGCCGAATCTGGGTCACGCAGCGGCTCAACATATGCGTTGAAATCCGCTGCGAATGCCCGCAGAATCGCCAACGGCTGCCCGTTCTGAATCTGCAGACTCACCGACGTACCAGGCACGGTTACCCAGGTGCACTCGTCACCGTTGACCATGGGCCAGCCGTTACTTGAGAACGAATTTCCATACACGACCCGCGGCATCAGATGCCTCCAATCCGGGGATCAAGGCCCGGTCTACCCGCTGTCACCCAGCGGGAGCGCCGGAACCACACTCCGAACCCGAACCCCGCCAACCCGATAACGGCGTAGAAGGCGGGGTAACGCAGCAGTTGAGAGAACATCATGCAGCTAACGGCGAGAGAGTCAGGGTGTCGGTGTTGATGCGGATGATGTCGCCGCTGGCACCGGACTTGGTGGCGGCGGCCTGCGATGACCACAAGAAGTTCCCGGCCGTGGGGTGATCCCAGAACGACACCCCGGCAATCGTTTCCGTGGCACCGAGGGTGTGTTCAGGGGTGTTGGATTGGGTGATAGACCCGGCCGCAGCAGCGTTGAACGCACACGGGTAGCGGGTGGCCACCGAGGATGCGTTGGCTGTTCCGTTCGCGCCGGGATCGCCGGTGTGCATCTTGGCGTACACGGTTGCCGGTGGTGTGTAGGCCACGTTGCGGCAGATATGGTCGAGCACCTTGTTGGCTAGATACGCCGAAATACCGTAAGCCATAACGGATTTCCTTTCTATTGGTAGGCGCGAAATTGTGCGGAGCCGGGCGAGCCGTTGCCGCCCTTGGAGCCCGTGCCGAATCCGCCGTTACCCCCGGCGCCTCCTGCGCCGTTGCCGGTGGCGTTGCCGCCGTTGCCTGTGCCTCCGGTGCCGGTGACGCTGTTCAGGCCGTTGAAGGTGGTGGCGCTACGGTCTTCGCCGTTTTGTCCGGACGCGCGCTCGGAGGTGGCGCCCGCTGCAGTGATGCCTGCCCATCCGGTGGCGGTGGCGGTGGTGTTGCCGCCGTTGCTGCCTTGGGTGTTTCCGACTCCGGCCGCGCCGCCTGTTCCGGCCGCGCCGATGGTGCCGGTGATCTGCGTGACCGTCACTGCGATCGTGGAGCGGTTCAGAGTGCCGGTGGACCAGCCGCCGCATGCCCCGCCCTTGCCCGCGTTGAATGCGCCGCTGCCCGACGTGCCGCCGCGTCCGGCACCGCCGCAGATCCCGTCTACGAAGTCGCAGTTGCGCGGGAAGGTGTACGCGTAGGCGCCGGCCGTGGTGAACGGCGTGGGGCTCGACGGCAGCCCGGTGGGTGGGTAGCCGAGTGTGCAGGCGCGCGCCATGGTCACCGTGAGTGCGGCGTCGATCTTGGCGACTCGCTCAACGGCCAAGGTCGACGACATGGTGATTGTGCGCGTGAGGCCGACGGGCAGGATCTTGTCGAAGCTGATAGCGCGCGGCGCCGTGAGGTTCTGCGTCAGGTCGATCGGGGCGACACGCGCTAGGTTCACCGTGCCGGTCATCGACAGGGCGCTTGCGAGATCGATGCCCATGACCTTGGACAGGAACAGCGCCCGTTCCATGGTGACGGCCAGCGCGAGGTCTTGTTGGAATGTGGCCTGTAGCGCCAGGTTGCGAGTGATCAGGATCGAGCGTTGCGCGGCCAGCTGGTACACCGCGGCCAACGCCAGCTCGCGGTCAAGGTGTACCGACAAGACCACGCCCATGGCCTGCATGGCGGTCAGCTCAACCTCGCCGACACACATCACTGCCAGTGCGGCATCGATCCCGATGATGGCGTGCCACCGGCCGTTTGGTGCGGGAGCTGGCACGGCCGGATTGACCGACCACTTACCGCCCGACCGCGTGGCGGCAACGGTCGGGCTGGTGGACCAGGGCACGTTAGGGCCCGGCGAATCCTATGCGGGACACCATCGCGCCGTCGCTGTCAGTGCCGGTGATCTGAATCCAAGACGGGTTGAGCTTGCCGTCGATGTCCAAGCCGCCACGCACGACAGCGAAGGTGATTCCGGGCAGCTCGGGCATGGTGAACGTGGTGCTCGGCTCGGGGATCTGCGCCGCCTGGGGTGGCGTGGGCGGTTCTTGCGGCAGTTCTGGCGCGGGTGGATCCGGGGTGGGCGAGGGTGCCGGGGGGTCTGTCAGATCCTCGTTGTCATCGACGGTGGCTGGTGCTTGCGGTGTGGTCATGGGTGAGTTCTCCTGTGGTGTGTTAGATGAGTTTTCGGCCGGTGAAGGAGGCCACGCCGAATACTTGGGTGATGGTGCGCGAGACGATGGTTTCCGATCCGGTGGAGCCGTTGGAGCGCACGTCGTAATCGACGACGATCAGGGCGGGTTGGATCTTGTCTCCCGCGTTGAGCAGGATTTCGAATTCGGCGCCGGGGCCGATGGCGCCGGTGACCTGAACGTCGTTGCGGTACAGGCACCAATGCGGGGTGACCGGACCTTTGGCCGAGTATGGGCGGCAGGTGGTGGCCAGCTTGTAGAGCCCGGCTTGGTCCACGGTCACCGCGCCTCGGCCAAGGTCGGTGATGGTGGCGCCATTGGCGTAGTCGGTGAAGGTGAAGAACGACGCCGGTAGCTGGCCCGCTGAGGTGATGGGGTCGGTGTAGGTGAAACCTGAAGTGGACGAGCGGGTTAGGCTCCACGCGTTCGACAAGGTGGCACTACCTCCCGAGGGGCTGTAATCGGACATGGCGAATGCTGCGATGCGGTAGGAGTCGTAGGTGAACCACGACGTTGCGCGCTGAACACAGAACATGGCGTATCGATAGTCCGGCCCGGCGGCGATGGCGCCTGAGACATCGGTCGCTGAGGTGACCGGCTTGCCGTTCACGCGGACAAAGAAGTTGTTGCCGCTGCAACGGATTTCGATACGGGCGCCCTGTTTGACCGACGAGAGCCCGCCTTGGAAGGTCATCGGTGTAGCGAACGTCCAGCTGGTACCTGAGCGGGTGAACTTGCCGACGCGGACCTCGCCCTCTTTGGCCAGGCAGTAGGCGCCCGTGGTGCGATCGGCGTTGCAGCGAATGAACACCCCGGAGTAGTAGTTTCCGTTTTGGGTGTTGCCGAGCACGAATGAGGCCGACTGTCCGTCGCTGGCATAGGTGTAGTTGGGGCTGGCGAAAAAGTAACCGTCAGGGTTGCCGTTCTTGACGCCCGCATATCCCGAGTCGCCCCGGATGGTGATATCGCCGGGCGTGGGGCCGGTGGTCCAATCGGTCGCATTCAGTGCGGCACCGTCGGCCCCGGAGAACACGAAACTGTAGCTATTGCCGTCGCCGGTGTTCTGCTCGGTCTCCTGCTCTTGCAGGGTGGTCTGTGCGGCGATGGCGCTTTTGAGCGCATCCTGCGACAAGCCCAGTAGCGCCAGTAGCGAGTCCTTGGCCTGATTGATGCGGTCCCCGATAGCGCCCGTGGTGCCGGTGCCCACGCCGTCGGCGCCGTCCTTGACCCCAGACAGAATGTTGCCGAGGTTATCGACAAGATCATCGACCCGGCTCATGTCGAACGTGCCGGTAACGTCGGCCGTCGTCAGATTTCCGCCGCTGGTCAACTTCTGAGTCTTGTTCTGGTTCAGCCCAAACCAGTCCTTGACCCCCTGCACCAGGGAGTTGATCGGGGTCACGATGTTGCCGTTGAGAATGTCGAGAATCTGGTTGATGACCGTTTGCATGATGGCCAGGCCCGAGACCTGCGCCTGTTGGATCAAGCCGACGATCTCCGAGGCGGTGATCTTGCCGTCAGCGGTAATCGCCTGCAGGCGGTCCTCGATGTTGGCTGCCTCGGAATTCACAACACCGCCGATGGCATCGACCATCTCACGCAGATCCTTGACCAGCCCGAGGTCCAGCAGGTTCGACGCCCACGCCGAAGCGTTCGAGAAACGGAAGGTTCCGGCCGTGGCTCCGGCATCGAGGATGAGCAGCTGCGATACGTATTTCACACCGGCGGGCACGGGCCATTTATCGGCGACCGGAATCCATTGCCAACCATGATCACCAGAAGGTTGCAGCGAACCGCGAATGACATCGGCCAGCGGGTTGCCGTCCGCGTCGAATGGTGTGAACCCGACCTTGACGGGGTTTGAGCCGGCGGTCGCGCTCGCACCGGTCCACTGCGAAGCGGCGCGCAACTCCAACGTTTGACCCGGGAACACCTCGAACGGCTCTGTGCGCAACACCTGCTGCGTGCCGTTGGCGGTCGCCCGGATCGAGCCGCCCGAGATGAAACCGGGCGTCACCGAATCCCAGTCGAAGTACGGATTATCGGTGACGCTCTCAGCGGTCAGGAACTCACCCGCACCGTAGATCAGATCCTGGATGATGTTGGCAATGCGGGATATTGACAGCACACCTGGGAATGAATTCCCGTTGAGGAAGTCCTTGACGATCTGGATGATGTCGCCGAGGATCGGGATATCGTCAGTCCAGCCGGTGAGCAGGTTCCATAGATCCTCGAGCGCCTGTTCCGGGTCAACGTCCAAGCCTAGGAGCTTCTGAATGAGTTCCTTGACAAGGTTTTCGGCGAACTCCCCAAGGGCGTCGATGATCGCCTTCCACATGTCCAGCCCTTGCTGAAAAGCGGTGCCGATATGGAACTCAATGCCCTGGTTGGGGTCGTTGAACGGCGCTGGGGTGCGGTCGAAAGACCGTGGCACTAGGAGCCGTCCTCAGGCTTCAACGGAGAGACTGGGACGATGAGGATTGAGAGCTGTGCGCCCGCTTTGTTGAAGGAGTAGAAGCCCGCCATGCCCTCGTTGACGAGGTTCACGTACAAAGTTGACGTTGTACCGGTGCTGTAGGCCGGGATCATGCCGATCCCGTTGTCTGGGGTGATAGCGGTGTTCGGGGAGCCCGTGGATGAGGCATGCGGAAACAGGGCGGACCAGGAGGACATGTTGCCTGCGCCCTTGGCGATCAGCTGCCCGCTTGTGGCGTTACCGATGCGGACCTCGGAGCCAATAATGAATGGGTCGGCGTCGAGTTCGATGCCGTTGGCCTTGAAATGCCCGTGCACTACGGGGACGTAGTCGAACGGCATCGGCGGGATGATGAATGAGCCGATCGTCTGCCGCGTGGCCAGACCCGTGAAGTCGGTGAACGCAGACTCGGGGACGGTGTAGAAACGTGTCGCCAAGGGGTTGAAGTCGGCGGGCGCGTAGTCGACACCGTTCCAAGCAATGACCTGTCCCGCGGCGGGCGCGACCGAGTCGTCATAGTCGGTGGCGTCTCGGATGGTGGCGTTATCGCCCTGCGGACCCCGCGGTGCCTTGAGCTTCAACAGCCATGTCGGGTTGGCGGAGGTACCCGAAACGATGATCTCCGAGGTCAAACTGGGGTTGTCCGGGTCCAGTAGTTGGACCGTGGGCGTAATGTTCGGCAGCGGTCCCGGTGGGCCTTGTGTGCCCATCTGCTTCTGGACGTAGTGTTCGCCGTCCCACAGGTAGACGATGTTGCCTACCCACCAGGCTTTTCCGATATCGATCGGATCGTCGGTGAGGTTTTGGGGAAGATCGGCGGGGTCGTCGATGCTGGACTGGTACTGCATCTTGACGATGGGGGCGTTCTCACCAGCGGGACCAGGAGGCCCGACTAGGGCGTCCATGGTGACTGCGCCGTCTTGGTCGGCAAGCTCGAATGTGCCTGTGACACCACCAGGTACATCCATGTCGGAGACGACACCCCAGAAGTGCAGGCGCGCAAGGATCGACCCAAGGTAGGGGGTATCGCCCGGTTCAGCCATTCTCGATTCCCTTCACGAAGTCATCCCCGATGGGTCGCTCATCTTTGATGGCGATGTTCGGAGTCACCCGCCATGCCGGTTCGGCCATTTCGGGTAGGTCGTCATCTGCGTCTTGGTTGCCGTTGAGTCGCTGTATCGCTTTGCGTTTCAGCCACTCTGGTAGGGCGCTGATCTGTGCGAACGTCATGTTCTCGACGCCCTCTAGGGGGTCGTCTGGGGCGTCGATAGGGACCCACTCGATGGCGCCTTCGACTACTCCGGGTGCCTCGACGGCCCGTGGTTTGATGAGGGGTTGCGCCGAGCGCCGCCACCCGCACCGGATCATGTGGTAACCCACAAGCCACACGAAATGCGCCGAGTCCATGCGGTTTCCGTCTTTGTCCTGCGGGTAGTGGCAGTCCGTCAGAAAGTCCTGATAGGCGCTTTCCATCTCCGCTTTCTGCGCGTCCTGGGCCTTCTGCTTCTCCGCATAGGCTTGTAAGGCACGCGGAACGTACTTATCTGCAGCCAATTTCGTTCCTTTACTCAGAACATTGAGTCGGAACCGAAGAAGGTTCCGGCGAGGTTCCAGAAGCCCGCGAGGGTGCGCATCGACTTGGCTACTGGGTCTTCCTCGTCCAAGTCCTGGCCGAGCGAAAGTTCAACCAGTAGTGGCGAGTCAGCGTCGTATGAGCGGCGGATCGCCGACACTTGGTCGACGTGCAGGACGCTTCCCAACTGGAACGCGACCCTGTCACCGAGCGTGAAATGCTCATCGGCTATCCAAGGCATGCCGTTTCGGATACTTGTCTTGAAGCTGACGAACGCCCTTGTCTTCCAATGCCCGTTGCGCAGATCCAGGATTCCCGCTGACGTGTAGGCGGTCCCTTGGCCTTGCTCGAAATGCTCCAGAAACCCCAGGTCGCCCATGAGCAGGACGCGGCGCGGATCGGTGAATCGTTGCCATGCGAACAGCGTGTTATCCAGCTGCCCTTGGTATAGCTCCTCCAAACCGGGGGTTCCGGGCTGCTGGTAGGCGCCGATCACATAGCTGACGACCGCGGACAGCTGGGACAGCCCGTACTTGATGCCGAATGTTTGGAGTTGATTCAGCCATGCCGGTGACCGGGAGCCCGTCATCACGGTCTTTGCTGTCGATCCCTTCATGGACCGCTTAGCGTCGATGATCCCGGTGTATTCCCCTTCGCGGAAAACAACCTTGGGCTTAGCGGGGGCGAACCCCAGCCATTTCCTGATCAGTGGATCGGTTTTGCCGTCGCCGTCTTCGTCGTACATGTCGGGCGGGACGATGGCGTTGGTGATCAAATCGTCTGCGGTCTCCGCGATGAGCCGCAGCGGGCCGTCAATCAAGGTCCCCGTGGGTCCAGTAACCCCGGACTTGTCTTCGAATGCGAAGACAACGCAGTTTCGTGTTGGGCGTGCCAGCGCATCCCCGAGTGCCTCCAGTTCTGGGTGCGGCGAGGTGTCATCTTCGGTCAGCCAGGTGTACGCGCGCAGCATGCAGCCCGCGTCCTGCATGGGTGCCGCCAGCACGGTGTGCAGGTCTTGCCAGCGGGACGACAGGATTGTGGTCCGAGACTGATCGAAAAGCGGATTGACAAACTGGACCTGAATCGGCCACGCCAACGGGTTTAGGCCGCCGATGACGTCCCGAACTCCTAGCCACGCACCCGGGTTGAAGATGTTCGTCGGAATGCTCAGTAGCGGGAAGAACTGCCGAGCGAGGTTCAGGAACATGACGATGGAGCCGGCGGTGCGCATGTTCCAGGGGAGGAAGAACATCTTCGGAAATTGGATTTCCGGCGGGAGTAGAGGATTCGCGCCACCGAGGATGTGTTTGGCGTGTTCCCGGTTGTGCACCATTTCGAGTTCGACGGTGTGCAGGCCGTCTTTGTCGCGGACGGCGTTGACGTTCACGATCTTTCCGCCCCAACGGTTCTGCCAGGAACGGTTGGTGGGGTTTGGATCTAGCGTGAATTGGATATCTTCTTCAGCGCGGCGGTCGTAGAGCAGGAATTTGGACAGCCAGTTGGAGTGCTTGATGACGACGGTGGCGGTACCGGAGTCCGCCATGACTTCCTCGACAACGACTGACTTTTCGCCAGCCAAGTCGGCGATGTAGCGATGGTGCTTGTCCCAGATCCGAAGAAGGGGGCGCTGTTTGTAGGCGTCCTTCATTGCCTGCCGGCGCGCGTTGAGATAGCGGTATGCCACCATCGGGTCGCCGAGGTCTGGCGTTGTCTGCGTATCTCGAAGCAGCCGGTCCAGAATTCCCTGCACGCTCGTGAAGTCGGTCAGATCAATCGACCAATCACCCGACACTGCTACGCAAAGCCCTTCGAATAGCGTTGGGGAACAAACATGGTGACCCGCCCATCAGCGTTGGAGTGGCGCACCTTCACTGCCGCGAGCGTGCGGGGCGGTATCTTTGATGCTTCGGTGAATCGGTCTTCCATACGCCTCCACACCGGCAAGGTGATGGAAAGCAGGTCATGCAGAAGGACATCTAGGAGTTGCGAGTTCCGTAGAATCCGCATGAATAGCGGGTCAACTGGATCGGTTGTTGCGGTGAGTGTTTGGGCGTTCGGATCGGTGTCGACCATGATGTATCCGTCTTTGGGGCTCAGGAGTGGGAGTTCAACCCACCGGTCCCCTTCCTGGATCCAGCACTTGCCAGGTGAGGACACGAGGAATTTCGGATAGACAGCGATATCCCCCCGGTTAGGGACCCGAATGGCCCCTTCGCCCACATCCAGCCCGGGGATGAATTCGTTGAGCAGGTCCTCGATCTTGTCCCACAGGGTGGAGGTGTCGATATCGTTCTGCCACGTCTTGAACTCGGTTCGCTTGGCGAAGTAGGGCTGTGTGGCAACGATGCTCATGTTCCATGTCATGAAGTTGTTGCCAAATGCCACGGGATCGAGTTCCCATGCGTCTTTGGGCTCTTCGGCTAGGCGGACTCGAAGCCACCGCCATCCATGGGTGCGGGTGAAGACTCCCAGGTATCCGTCTTCGGTGGCCGACCATGAACCCCACCAGCGCTCTTCGATCATCCGATACCGGAATGGGGTGTCGATGAGCTTGCCGTTGTTATCCCAGGGGGCAATGTCCGGATTCACATGGACAGCCAGGGAGATCATGCGTTTTTTCCAGTCGGTGCGTTCTGGTTCGGCGCCGATCTGGTAAGGCCCTTCGGACATTAGGGTTTCGAATGGTGTGTGGAAGAGCCCCACCGCTGTCGGCGCCATTACGACGCCCTCTTTGCCGTGATGAGATCCCAGCAGATTCCAGGTGAATCGCTTCTTGTGAATCGGGTGGACCACGCCGACGTAGACGATCTTCGTCTCCACACCCTGCAGGTGTGGTGGCAGATTGTTAAAGTCCTCGCCGGTTTCGGGACCGTGGATCCACGGGTTAGAAAGTGCCATCAGCGTGGTCCTGGCATTGTGCCCGTGCTATTGCTCCGGCGGTACTGTTGCAGTTGGGCTGCATTGTTTTTGGCAATAGCGGCATCCGTGTTAGTTGCGTTGACCGTGACTGATTGATCAACCGTCGGCGCGTTTCCGCTCGGGTTCGGGCCTGGGCTGCCTTGAGAGAAGGCCGCTCCCATGTCGCCGTATCCGGTTCCGGGGAGTTGTGCGCCGGGATTGACGGGGTTGATATCGCCTGGGGCGCCCTGAAGCTGCTTAGCCTCCATGCTGCCGAACGGCGCTGGGATGACGGTCTTTATCGCGTCGACAATCCCGCCACCAGATCCAGACATGGCAGATCCGGCGATGTTCGCGAACAGCGCTCCACCCTCGCCGAGGAGGGGTGAGCCGTCGGAGTTGTTGCGCAGGCCGCCAAAGAACTTCAGGAGCGTGGAGCCGGCCTGGACTAATCCCCACTGGGTTGGGTCAGAGAATCCGGGGGGCAAAAGAGATTCCTTGAGCCCGCCGATTCCGATGTCAGCGAGGCCGCCGAAGTCCGGCAAGATCTCGGAGATTCCCTCCATGATCTTGGCGTACGGGTTGTTGCCGCCGCCGAAACCGCCGGAACCCTTCGAATCCAGTGCGCCGCGATCGTCCTTCGCCTGCTGTAGATCCCGTTTGAGCTTGTCAACCTGGTCGCGTTTGCGCTCCTTGGTCGTCTCTTTTGTCTTGGGGTTGGATTCGAGGTCTGCGAGCTCTTTCTCGGTGACATCGAGCCGGTTGGACAGGTCAGTGATGCGGTCATCAGCCTCACGGATCTGCTTGGGCGATGCTCCACCACCAGATGAGCCGGAGGTGTTACCTAGCGCCTGGGCCGCAACTGATCCGCCGGAAGGTAGCGAAATGCTGCTTGTGGGTAGTCCTACTGCCGCGGCATTTGAACCACGCCCGGAGCCCAACATCACATGCACGTGGTCCATGTGGTTTTGAGTCGGGCTGCCGCGATCGGGCATCTGCTTGCCTGACGAGAACGAGCCACCGTATCCGTAACTCTGCTGTCGCCAGATGAATCCGTTGAGATCCAGGGCGCTGGCGTTCTTCGCCAACATCGCCGCAATGGTGTTGCCAAGTGCCATACCTTGCGGCGAGTTGTAGTCCGGGATCATGATGTCGATGGCGTTGCCGGAGGAGTGCTCGCCATATCCGTCTTCCGCACGCCGGCCATAAATGTTCTTGATCTGCGGCCACATCTTCATGACCATCGACCGCAGGTAGTCCGCGCCCGGGTTCAATCCCTCGGCGTACCCCGGGGCGCGCATCATGTCGTGCAGGTACGCGGCAGATGGCACCCAACCTGAGTTGAGGGCTGCGACGATGCCCGCGCCGCCGTTCTTCATTCCCTTGGCAGTGACAACACCCTCGCCGTTGGACAGCCACGCCAGGATTGAGTCGCTTGTGCCCGTGCCGGCGCCGCGGACCATGCCACCTGCAGCGAAGCCTTGTAGGGATTTACCCCACGAGTTGAGTTTGTCTGCGCCCGGGACCTGGAACCCGAACACCTCGGAAGGAATGGCGGCGAGGAATGTGCCCAAAACCTTCAAGGGTGCCTTGATGACCGCCGCGAGACCCGAAAATGCCGAGGTGACAGCGTCTTTGATCGCGCTTGAAGCGCCAGAGATGCCGGACTTGAGCGCGTCCCACCCCTCGGAGAACTTATCCAAGATTGGTGACACGAATCTCCAGGCCGCACTGATAGCGGTCTTGATGCCTTCCCATGCCGGGGAAATCGCGTTATTCCACAGCCACAATGCGCCCTGACCCAGCAGGTCCATTGCGCGCTTCCAGTTCGCGAACAGATCGGAGGCGACCTCCCACGCGAGGCCGATAACTTCCTTGATTCCGTTCCAAGCTGGCTTAATGGCGTTGTTCCACAGCCATGTTGCGGCGGCGCCAATGACGGTGAATGCGGCCTTCAGGCCTGGGAATACGGTGGTGGATAGCCAGCCCCACACCGCCCCGATAACGTTCTTGATGGCGGTCCACGTGGCCTGGACGATGTTTCTGAATGTCTCGTTGCGCTTGTACAGCACCACAATTCCGGCGACCAAACCGGCGATTGCGGCGATGATCAGGCCGATAGGGTTGGCTGTGAGTGCAATATTCAACAGTGCTTGCACGGCAGCCCACGCCTTGGTGGCGACAGTGATGGCGAGCATCACCGTCTTGTAGGCGGCCAAACCTGCCACTAGTGGGATGAGGAAGTCTTTGAATCGGACGATGAGGTTGACCGCTTCGGATAGTCCGCTGACCAACGACGGGCCGACAGCCGATAGGACGTTTCCAAAGGCGGTTCCGATAGTCGACAGCGCAGCTCCGATATTGCCTGCGGCTTGGCTCACGGCGGGGTTCTCGAAAGCGTCCTGCATCTTGTTCGTGAAGCCGGTCAGTCCATCGCCGATGCTTGACAGGGGGCCTTGGATCTTCTCGAACAACGTGATGGCCAGGGTTTCCGCAGCGTTCTTGAGCCGCTCAATTACGCCAGGTAGGCCCTGATTTTGGGCTGCCGCCAGCTTCGACGCTGAACCTTCCTGGTTCATGGCGTCGCGCATCTTGTCGAATCCTGCTGCGCCGTCCTTGGCTGCCACACCTGCCAGACGTGCGGCATCCGATCCGAACGCGAGGGCAGTGTCCATCGCATACATTTCGGGCGTCATGCGCTTGGACGCGGCCTGCAGCTGCCCGAATAGCGCCTCCATGCCGACGAAGTTTCCCTGCGCATCGAAAGCGCTGACGCCCAGTTCTTGCAGCGCCCCCGAGGCTTGATCACTCGGGGCGGAGAGCTTCAAAAGCGCCGACTTCAGGAGGGTTCCGGCGTCGCTGCCCTTAATTCCGTTGTTGGCCAACAGTGCGATGCTCGCCGCGGTGTCCTCGAGGGACACGCCCGTCTGGCGTGCGACAGAACCGCCAGCCTGAAGAGCGAACGCGACATCGGTGATCTCTGCCGATGATGCATTAGCGGCATTGGACAGCACATCAGCGGCCTTAGCCGCATAGTCAGCTTTGAGACCGAATGCCTGTAGCGCGTTGGCTTGGATCTCGGCCGCTTGTCCGGCGCTCACCTGTGCTGCAGCGGCTAGTTGAAGGGTGCCCTTGGCCGCGGTTATTGACTCATCCACCGAGAAACCGGCTTTGGCAAGCTCCGTCATGGCCTGCGCCGCATCAGCAGCAGAGGTATTCGACAACGTCATGTCGTTACCGAGGGCCTTGGCGGTGTCGCGGAACCGCTGCATCACGTCTGCCGAAGCACCTGTGACACCCGAGAGGGTGTTCATGGTCTTCTCGAAGTCCAAGCCCTTGGTGACAACCGCTGAAACACCGCTCGTGGCCAGGCTCGCAGCCTTAGTCATCGCATTAGCAGCCAGGTTCCCTACCGCGGTACCCGCAGCAACAATCCCGGTTGTGCGTAGCGCACTGGAGAATGAATCGCCAAACCTGCGCCCCGCAAGTCCGCCTTCACGTCCTGCGGCGTCAGATGAGCCAGAGAGGAGCTTGGATACCTGGTTACGTATCGGCTTGGACGACTTGTCGATCGCGGACTGCGCGTCGGAGGCACGCTTCTGCGCACGTGCTACCGCATCCAAGTCTTTGGCGAGTTCACTAGCCGCGGCCTGCTGCTTACGCATCGCCGACGCATGCGCTTCCGACAAAGCGGTGAGCTTCGAGCCCTTGGTTCCCGCCTCGCGAGCCTCATTCAGCTTCTCAAGGGCCACCTTGAGCTTGCCCGCGGCGTCAGCTTCTTTGTCGCGAGACTTGGCGACCGTTTCGGAGATCTTTTTAACCTGATCCGCAGCGGTTTTCGCCTCGTCAGCAAGGGCTTTAGCGTAGGCGGAGCCGGTCTTCTTGGCCGCTCCAATTGCTTGCTTCTGGACGTTGTCGAAGAGCTTGCTGATGCCCTTATTGACCCCATCGAACCTGACGGTGGCCGACACATATCCCGATGAAAGTTCAACAGCCATGTGTCACCTCCTAATTTCCGAACAGGTTTCGCAGTTTCTTCTCGCGCCGCTCTTCGCCCGAAAGGCCAAGTAGCTCTTTGACCTTCGAGAGAGGTGCGGCTTTAACTTTCAGGCCGGGGCGTGACTGCTGATCGCCCATATCAGGGCCGATCGGCACCGGACGGTTCCGGTTACGGTGTCCGTCCTTGGTTTTCGCCCAAACCAGCCAGCGCAGCGCGTTAGCGATAATCGCCAGCAGGCGGGTTGTGAGAGTCCAGCCGGCGAATTTCGGGTTCCTGGCCTGCCATAACGCGCTAGTTTCCCCGGAGTGTTTGACATACACCCACAGGTCGCGCCAGTTGAATTCGTCAGACGGGCAGTCCCTAAGGCGTAGCCCGTCCTTGATGAGGTCGTATTCCAGTGCGGTGCCGTGCTTCTCGATGATGTCGAGAAGCTGGGCTATTCCCCCGCGGTGACCTCGGAGGCTGCCTGCCACGCTTCGATAATGGCCTCGGTATCAACGATGGGACCGCTATCGAACTTTGCGAGGTCTTCCTCTGACAATGCCCACTCAAGGAGCTGCCACGAACCTTCGATTGGCTCTTTTCGATACTTGCGAACAAAGCCGCGCGGAGCGAGTGAGAAGGACTTGAATGTGTACTTATTCTCTACACCGTCAACAATTTCGGTGTGGATATACGGTGTTGCATCCTTTGCAGCCATGAGCGCCCTTTCAGGGATTTTTGTGTGCAGCCGTAGCGCTTGGAGAGCGGCGGGGCCGCGCTCGGCTGCAGGGGAATTCGGCCCCGCCGCGTCTATTAGGAGCCCGCGATCCGTCCGTCGTCGGTGTACGTGGTGACGTACTCTCCGGTGGACGACTCGAAGACCTTCAGTTCCACCTCGTATTCGATGGTGTCCTTGCTGGCCAAGGTCACATCACCAACGGAGATGACCTGGCCGTCAGCCACGCAGTTGCGGTACTTCGCGGACAGCTCCGAGTCGATGGTGTCGAACACCCACGTCTGGTGTGGCAGTTTCTTGCTGGTCTTGCGGACCTTCACCTGGGTGCCGTGAGTACCGTCAGCGGGGGTAACGGTGACATTTGATGCACCGTAGATCGCCTTGAGGACATCGGCATTCAGCGATTCCAGGAGGACGAATTTGAACGAGTGGTTGTACTCGGTCTGCAGCACCTTGACGATGCGGCCGCCCATGTCTTTCTTCTCATCGGTGGACCGTTCCGAGGTCTCAGTAATGCCGTCCTCGCCGACATATCCGAGACCGACGAATGCGGCGTCAAGTGCTCCGTCGACACTGGTTGGGAGGGTAGTTCCGAGCGGGGCGACGAACGCGGCCCCAGCGGCGGACGGCTCTGCGGCGAAAACGTTGCCGACTTCTTCAGCCATGATGTGCCCCTTTCAGAAGCAGATCGGTGCAGCCGAGCCTTTGAAAGGGTGTATTTAGTTGTAAATTCAGGGATTTGAACGCATTACTACATCGACGGTCATCACGAACCGTCGCGTTTCGCTTTCGATGTCATCGCGGCGGGCAGGTTCCCCTGCGATGTCTACAGCGTGCACTCCGCGGCCCTTGCCGGGGAGTTTGAGGAGCCATTCACGCGTCTGCTCGATCAGGTTGTAGGCGTCCAGTTCGTTGGCGCCCCACGAGTAGATGATCAGGCGGCGCCGTGCGAGTACGCGGGCTTTGGTTCCCGAATATCCGCTAGAGATTGGCGCTGAATCGATTGTGATCAGCTGCGCTGGGCGCGTCTTCGGCACATCCGTCGTGACCCGAACCGGCATGTTTTCGTCCAGCCAGTCCCTGACCACTTGGGCGTGGTAGGCGAACATCAGCCAGCCTCGCCGAAGTTGTGTAGCAGTGCGTCGTGCTTGTGGTCGTACCGGATGGCCTCTGCCGTTGCGGCGATAGCTGTTGCCCGGTAGTCGCGTTTATCCAAAGGATCATCGCCTTCTACCGAGACGCGGAATCCGTCTTCCAGTCCCGCTTCTTGGTTGCAGGCATCAGCGACCCGCTGCATCATGGGCACGCACACCTTCTCGACGATTTCCTTCGTCAATTCGCTCTGCGCCTTACGATTCAGCCTGAACTGGGCCACTATCCGGTCACCCTCTTGAGCTCGACGATGATTCCTGGCTTCCAGCCGTGGAATCCGCCTGTTTCGTCGCGTTCACCCACCACCTCGTAGGTTTTCCCGTTGATCCCGAATCGGGACATCAGATCAACGGTCATGGGGGGCATAGCCAGATCGACTTCTGCGATATCACGCGAGGTGTGCCCGTCCGTGTCTTCAGTACGGTGCGGGGCATACGAGTACGCCTTCAGGTCCACCGTCGACCCGAATGCGGGAACATCGTTCCCTAGGGCATCCTGGGTGACGCCCGTGTATGGGGTGTACGTGACCGGGATTCTGGCCAGTGATTCGAAGGTCACAGGCGGTGGATGATCACATTGGGGACGGGGTAGCGGTAGCTTCTCGCCTCCGCTAGTTCCTCGTCGGTGAACAAGGATGTGTCGGATACCCAGTCGGCAAGACGCTGCCGAAAATCCACGCCCGCGGTGAGGTCGGTGGACTTCGATTCGGGTGAACCGGGTTCCACCGTGAGGTGGCGCGCGACGATAGCCGCTACCGCATCTATTGCGGCCTGGGGCGGCTCATCTCGGGTGTATTCGACGACAAGGATCTCACCCGTGGCGACAGGGCACCCGTGGCGGGTGACATCTACGTAGTCGCCCTCGATGACGCCTTCGAGCGTGTTCCCACAGAGGTCGGTGACCGTAACAGTGTCTCCAGACGGAGGGTCAGGTAGATGTACCCGGCCCTCCACCGTGAGTGCACGCACGGTCACCGCCCCTGCGGTCAGGGTTCGTCCGGCCTCCCGCTGAAACCTTCGAGACACCCTCTCCAGCAGACCCTCGACACGGGCCTGCTGGGAGGCGGTGAGCTCGTTCTCATCGTCCAGCCCTAGGGCGTGGGCGACGTCAGCGGGAGATGCCAGCACTAGCTGCCGGCCCGGTTGAAGACGAGTACGCCGGGGGCCTTGACGACCTTGCCGCCGTACACGTGAAGGCCACGAACCTCATCGGCGAACTTGTTGTGCGAACGGTATCCCTCAACCTTGTCGATCTGGGACACGAACGCCGCGGCACGCTGATGAAAGAACACGGCCTGCGGCGAGTCGGACTCGGGCAGGTTGTTCGAGGTCACCACACGGTAGCCGAGCAACTTTCCAACAGTGGCGCTGCGCAGACCCGCCGTGTCGCCGGAAGTATCGAAGCTGGTCAGCTTCGAATCCGCCCCCAAGAGCAGGGCTTCGAACTCGGCATTCACAACCGCAACCCGCAGGCCGTCGTCGGGGACATTGGCCTTGTTCATCAGCTTGCGGGCATCCTTGACTACGTTGAACGCGCCATCACCAGTGGTGGGGTTGGACGACCACGGCATACCAGTAGCGTTGGCCACCAACATGTCCGCGATGAACTCGTCGGCATCCGCTGCCAGCGAATCGCCTGCGGCGTCGGTGTACAGCGGCAGCAGGCCATGGTTAGCCTGCGCGTCATCGATGTCATCGACATAGAAGTGGAAGTTCTTCTCCTGGTCAATGAGGATGTCGATGCCGGTGTCGGTGATGGCGTCTGCCGTGGTGGTGCGGCTATTAGCCTTGTAGTCCTTGACCGCGGGGGCGACCACGCCAGGTACGTGAATGGTGTTGCCCTTGGTGGCGTCACCTTCGTACTTGCGATCCAGGAGGGCGGCGAAGACATTCTTGGCGATGTAGCGCTCAAGGATGAAGTCCGACCAGATTTCGGGAATGAAATTGTCAGCGGCCATGATTTATGGCTCCTTTCAGTCGATTCGCCCCATCAGCTCGTCAGCCTGTCCAGCCTTGTAGGCTTCGAGGCGTTGCTGACGGGTCATGTTTTTGAGTTCGTCACGGGTCAACTGCTTGGGACCGGTGACTTTCTTGTCTGAAGTAACCTCGGCTGCCGGCGCTGCCGCCGGTGCGGACTTCGACTTGATCGCTTCTTCGAGTCGAGCATTGAAACGCGTCTTCCACCGTTCGGCAGAATCGCGCATCTCTTCTTCGGTGCCACCCTTGATGTCCTCAGGGTCAACTCCGGTGATTCTGGCGACCTCTGATCGCAACCGTTCGGTGCGTTCAGTGGTCAGTTCGGCTCGGATCTTGTCGATTTCGGCCCTTGGGTCGAACTCTTTCTTGTCTCCGCCGCTCTTCTCGATGAGCTCGCGCCACTTGGTGGCGTCGTCGTAGTTCTCCTTCGCGCGTTTTTCCCAGCGGCGTTCCTCAACGCGGGTGGCGCGAAGTCTGTCCAGCTCTTGCCGTTCCTCGGCGGTCAAACCATCGGTTTTGGCTTCGGATTTCGGCGCCTTGATGGCGTCTACGGTTCCTTCTGGTTCGCCCGGTTCCGTTACGGCTCCCGGCATGTCATTCGGGGTCACATCAGACATGTGAAATTCCTTTGCGTTTCGCATTGGTGGCGCCCGTACGGGCGAACCCCCTACTGGGGGAAGTCTTGTGGAGCAGGTGGCGCTACTTGTGGCGACATCGCCGCTTCCTTGGCCCGATCCTTTTCATCTTGCGCAATCTGATCGGGTGAGTACTTGAGGATGTTCCGCGCAATAGAGCCCCACGACTCCCCTGCCGCCGATGCTTGTGCTGCGGCAGAGTACTTTTCGGACAGGGTCACGCGGGCTGGTGCCTCGAATGACACCTCTATGTTGCCTACGTCCGCGACACCTTCGGTCTCCAGCGCCTTAACGATGATGGCTTCGAGGCCGAGTTTTACTACCGCTAGGCATGCTTCACACTTGAAGATGAAGCCCTTCTCGGTGTTCATGGCGCCCTCTGCCGACTGATTCGCGCTGTCGGGCATCAGCATGGGCAGTGGGGTTTTCGTGGCGGCTGAGAGCTGCCTGATGTCTTCTTTCGACGCGGCCAGCATGGGGCTCGCATCGGTTGTGTCCGATTCCCAGATGTCAACACCTGGTGGGAGATCCCAAAGCGCTCCGGGGGCCGGTTCAAAGATTGCCGCATAGTCGATGGCGTTGCCTTTGTCATCGACCGCCGGTAGGGGCTTGTCGCCCTCCTTCTTTAGAGCGCGCTGACGGAACGCTTGCATCGCCATTGTCGACAAGCGCTGCAGAACACCGGAGTTGATGCGGTTGATGAGGTCTATATGGGTCTCGAAAACCCCCGCTCCGCCCGGGTTGGTGTACACAACCACAGGTGGGGCGCCGTCGGTCTCGATCAGGTCGGTTTCGGGCTCCCAACCGCCAGAGATTCTGGTCATGAGGCGCTTGGAGTTGATGTTCTGCACGTAGCAGGGGCGCGAGAACTTCTGGCGCGCACCGTTCACCCAGACGAACGCGAAGTCTTTCTCTTCATCTATGTCACGCCAGTAGCGGATCGCAGCACGTACTCGCCAAGGCTGCAGCGGATCTACTGCGGCATACATGGTTTCGGGGGAATCGGCGGTGATTATCGCCTGGCCGTCATTTCCCTGCCAGCAAGTCAGGTACGAATCACGGAAGGTCAACCCGTAGTCGAGCCACTGCCGCACAACGGCATCCATACGGTTATCGCGGTAGATGCGTTGCGCCTGCTTAGCAGTCTCCGAGTCCGCGGACCCGTCGACTGTGATTCCGTTCGGCACGATGCGATCAGAAACAGAGTCCCGTATCAGCATGCCCCAGTTGGTGCGGGACATCTTCTGGAAGGCTTTCCAGGATGCTTTCGTGTTCTTCGACTGCTCCGGTAGCGGTGCGTCGCCGGACACATACCGGTCCAGGAGCCGGACTCGCGGCATGTTGTCGTCGATGCGCTTGGTCAGGATGGGGAGCCATTCTTCTGGTGTAGACGCCATGGGACTCCCTTCTGTCATTTAGTAGATGCGCCTCGGCACATAAGATTTCGGTCGCGGCTTAGCCCCTGATCGTCGAGCGTCGACACAGGCTGTCCAGGAAAGGACCGCGGACATTGCGGCGTCGAACTTGTCCTCGAGTCGCCCGTCTTGCTTCTGGAGGATCCACAGCGGCGCTCCCTGGTCGTCAAGGAGCTTCAACTCGTGCCGTCCGGCGTTTCCCATATGCTTGATCAGCGTCTCTTGCCAGGCGTTTTCGCCGTAAGTGACGATCCCGGAATCGATGGCCTCGACATACGCCCTGACCGCGGCAGCCATAGGTGTTTTGCGTTGGGTGAACCACTCGACAACTTGATCGGGGAACCGGGCCGCCCATGAAGCAACGGTTTCTGTCCAGTGGGGCGGGTCGCAGTAGAGGCGCCACACCTCATATCGGGACATCATGTCCGTGACTAGGTCGGTGACCTCGTCCTCTGGGATTTCCCAGTCCTCAGCGTTTTCGGGGCGCTCCCAGCAGCCTAGAAGCATCTGCCGTCCGGTCTCGATATCTGTGATGGTCAGTGCGGTGGCGTCACGGAACCTCGCGCCGTCAAAACCCGCGGTGACGAATGCGCCGTCCGGTATCGGACCCCACGGTTTGTCTTCGTCCTCGAAGCGCAGGGATTCGACTTTGAGCATGTCGAACGCTTGGTAGCCAGATTTGCGCCACCGATTCAGCCACACCCGCTCCCAGTAGGCTTTGTCGATGCCCTTGCGGTCGTAGTCCTTTGCAATCCGCTCAAACTGGCCGACGCCCCACTCCCCTACGGGACCGGTGGCGTCTGCGACTGCTGCGATCCGGTTCTCCACCGTAGATAGGTCGCGGTGCTCGTCGCCAGCCCATCGGCGGAAGAAGAATAGGCTGGGGTCGTCAACCTCACCCTTGTCGATAGCTTCCGCTTCGGCGAGAACATCCTCTTCGATGCTGTTCTGCCCCGGCTGCCCGGCGGTGGAGGTGTACAGCGTCCACGGATCCTCGAGGGGCCGCTTCGGCATGTTCTGGAGCATCGTTTCGTGCGCGTCCCGCATCCGCTGCATGAACAGTCGGTGTGGTTCGTCGAAGTGCTGGAAGGTGGTTCGCGCACCGTCTCGGGATCCGGGGGCGTTGGATACTGCGACGACAAAGCCGTCTTCGGTTCCGTTCCAGCCCTTTCGGATGATCTTCTCTTTGGTGATCACGAACAGCTCCGAGTCTGGGCCGTTTTCGAGCACGTACTTGAGCACGCCGTAGGCGAGCTCTTCCACCTGCTCCTCGGTGACCGCCATCATCGGAATGACGGGCGACTCCACGGGTCGGCCGACCGGATTCCCATGGGCGTCGAATCCGTCGCACCGGACCGGAGCCTCGGGGTGCAGCTCACAACCGGATATCCAGGCGGCGAGCTCGGTTTTCGCCAGCCCCTTACGGACCTCGATAGCTCCGCGCTGAAACCTGCGCCGCCCCGCAAGCCGGTGCCCTTTCGGATAGATCTCGTAGAGGCGGTAGATGATGCCGCGCTTCTCGTCATCGAGTCGTGCCGGCTGGCCCGATAGGGATCCGGGGCCGAACACCATCCGCTCTTCGATGAACTGGCAGACCTGCGGACCCAAAGTTGGGTAGGACAGGTCGAGCGGCGGAACAATTAGAACCGCCATGGCGGGACTATTGGACTAGCTTGAGCCGCGGATCGGAGTCGGGTTCTGGCATCGGGGCGGGGTTGGGGACGCCGCGGCGCTTCTGACCCTTCGCCTTCGAATCCTCCGACTGCTCGATCTGCCATTCCAGCCGGCGGCGGGCCATCGGGTTTGTGCCGTAGTCGACATCGGCCTTCTCGAGCCGAACCTGAATCTCAGCCCGCTCTTTCGCTGTCTCCGCCAACCAAAAGTCGTTGTACAGCATCGCCACACGCAACAAACCGTTGATGTCCGACTCCGCATACTCGGGAGCCATCGGCGACGACCAAATATCAGCCCACCAACGCTTCGTCATCGAATGCCACGCGATCTCCGCAGGGAGCTCAGGGGCTTCAATGTCGTGATCGGCAGACAAAACAGCCCTGGTCGTCGTCTTATTGCGCCGAGCAACCAGACTCGGATCTTTCTTGGTGGGTCCAGGCATCATCAACCTCCCGTTTCGGGACTTGGACGCCCCGTTTCGGGGCCGGAAAAGCTGGGGAACCCGTACAGACCGAAAAGACGGCGTCTGGCCGATGTCCGGGCGTGGGGTGGGTGGGGGGTGGTCCCCAGGGGGTCATTGCCGGGCCGTGTTGGCTTCCTGTGCGGTTTTCCAGGCGTGGCAGGTGTGGCAGGTTGCTTGGCAGTTGATTGCGAAGTCTGTGCCGCCGAGGCTGACTGGTTTGATGTGGTCGACTTCGGTGGCTTGGGTGGTGCATCGTGGTCCGCGTATCTGGCATGTGTGGTTGTCGCGGTGTAGGACGTAGGCTCTGGTGCGTCTCCATGCGCTGGTTCCTGTGCGTCCTGCGGATGCGGTGCGTGGACTGGAGGACCAGCCGCTTACCTTGTGTTGGGGGCAGCGGGTGTCGCCGTGCACTAGCTCTGTGCAGTCCTTGTGGGAGCAGACCTTAGGTGCGCGGGGCATGTCCGTCTCGGGACAACTGCAGACGCGCGCGCTTCTGCTGCTCCTCCACGGTGGAGGAGCTGACCGGCCCGTTGAAGTTGATGGTGTTGTCAACGTGTTGGCCTGTGCCGGGTTCTCCGTTGGGTATCCAGGCGTAGTCCCATTCACGGTAGGACGCGACGTTGGTTTCACCGTTGAAGATGTGCAGCACATTGGTGGGGCTAGACAGGTAGTGCGTGCCTGATGGGTGTACGTATTCCTTGCCTCGTGAGCAGACCAGGACGGGCATCAGCAGTACTCCAGCTCTGTTGTGGGTCCAGCCCATTGGGTGCGTGTGCCTGTGCGGTGGGCTTTACGTGGGGCGTTGCGTGTAGGGCGCTTGGATATCAAAGTGTCCGCATCCTCATGATCCGTAAGACTCGGCCATGCGTAGGCGATGCGGTGCTCTTGGTCTCTGGCCCATGTGGTGATGGCGTCATCGATAGGCATCTCAGGCAGGGATTCGAGCAGATCCGGTACCAGGGTGGTGCGGATGCAGTAACCCACTGCGTGCAGCAGATGCTCGGATACCAGCCAAGGTGAATCAGTTTGGTCGGCTCGGGTTGTGGCGCGCTGCATGCCGCGCTGCCATAGACGCGGATAGTTGGTCCCCAAATACAGGGACACGATGTCACAAGGGGCCGCGGTAAGCGCTTTATCGAGCTGTGTGCGGAAGTCGTCTACAGGTTGGGCGTCATCCTCAAGGACAACAACCCATTCAGTGGGGCTGGTGGATAGCCACTCAAGTACGTGGCGGTGGTTGCCGTTGCAGCCCTTAGATCCGTTGTCTATCGACAGGAACGCCGCACCAGTTGCTTCCATCAACTCGTGAGCCGCAGCGGCCCGCTTGTTATGGGCGACTATGCCGATGCGGTAATCAGTCACGTGCTCTCACGTGGGCCACCGCGCCGCATGCGCTCCATCATCCATTCATACGGCGGTAGCGTCCCGCATACTTCACACGGAGCTATTCGGAACCAATTACCTTCACGCACCTCTGGATAGAGGCATTCATGTTCAGTGGCGCTCATAAAGGCAGGCGCTCAACCGAAGACAAGCGCAGTGTGGTGGCGCTTGTGGCGGCGGCGAACCGGAACGGCTCGATGCGCTGGTTGGTTTTGCGGTTGTAGACCACGTTCGTGAAGTCCACCCGATACGTCAGCTCGGGCAGGGGCCCGATGGCTTCGGTGTTGGCGAGCAGCTTCACACCCGGCGTGGAATCGAGAGTCTTCAGCACACCGTCTTCCTCGATGCGGCCAATGATCGGCTCCAAACGCACCGTGGTGGGGATATCGGAGATGGTGGCCAGCACTTCCTTCACCGAAGGTGTGAAAGTGACAGTGCCGGAAATCATCTTCAGATCCGGCTCGCTACCCTCATCGGACCCATCAGAGACGATGGCCTGATAGGTGTCGGCCACAGTGAAGTACACGAAGGCTGCCATTACCCGTTCTCCCTTCGCATCTCATCAGCGAGGTCTTCTAGACGCTTATGTTCATCGGCCATCGCTCTAGCGCGGTCACCGATAGGATCGAAAGGCGGGGTGCGCCACCCACAGGAGCAGGCACCGCCCTTGCGGGTCTTCCCGCCGGGGAGCATCTGCTCGAAAGTTCCGACGATGTGGGAGTTCACCCACTCTGCCAAGGTGTATTGGGTGCCGTCAGGGCCGGTGATGAGATGGTCGGCCATCACACACCCCCTGCGGTGAGTTCGCGGATACGTTCAGGTGTTGTGGCCTGCCGGTAAAGCTGGTAGCGGGCCTTATTGCGTTCAGTGGCGGCCCGATCAGCCGCGGTCAAATGATCGCCACTGGCGCCAGGTAGGTGGTACAGGTGATATCCCGGTCCGTCGATGAAGCGGGTTGGGCCGCAGCACACCTCAAACGCTCGGCACATCGCGTCGTCGTCATACCAGGCACCCTCGAACGACTCGTCGTACTGGCCGATGAGTGAGAGTGATTCCCGGGAGACGACATTGACGGCACCGATCGACTGACGGTCGCCTCGGACCTGATGCGATACAGCTTCTTCGGGCTCTAACTCAAGGTCCCGGACGCGAACCGAGTCCTCGGGGGTAATGGCCATGAAGCGTGAGAACGGAACGACTAAACCTGGCGCCGACGAAGCCAGCGCGACCGCTTCCCGAATCTGGAGAGCGTCGACCAGCAGATCTGATTCGCAATAGACAAGCACGTCGGCGTCAACCATGTCGGCACCGCGGTTATATGCGGCGGATCGGTTGAACGACTCATAGCCTGAGCGGCCGTCATCAACAACGTGGATGCGGTACAGCCCCTCCATGCCCATCAGGACGCGTCGCAGATTCGCGGGCCTTAGAGGGTCCTTACCGCGGTCCCGGAACGGGATGATCACGGCGATGTTCACAGGTACTCCCCTGCGACCTTGGCGTACCCCCTGCGCAGTAGGTCCCATGTCTCATCGGGGAGCTGCTGCGGTCCAAACGATAGGTGCGACACCACAAACCCTCTGTGGATGACTCGGGGCTGCATGTTGGCTGCACCTTCGTCACCGATCTTGAAACCGGGCGGCCAATCCCTGCCGGCGATATGGGCAGGCGACGGCGCGTCCAGTAGGTCCGCGATGCGTTTCAGGGTGGGGTGGTCGAGTCCGATGCAGTTGATCGACAACCAATCCGTCGTCGGGATGACTTGGTTGGGCTGACCGGTCACATCCCGCCAATTGGTCAGGAAATGCTCGTGGGACATGGCCGCGTAGTCGCCGGACATGTGCACATCCAACAAAGGGATGTTCAGGTTCTCGAAGCCGCGCCAAATCAACGGCTCTAACCATGTTGAGGCGCCGTTGTTCACGGTCAGCGCGGAGACAACACTGCCGCGGTTGTTGTCTATCGCCTCGAGGTGTTCACTGAATCGTGCGGTCTCGAAGAACACGTCATCGTCGTCGACCTTGACGAACAAACAGTCCTGATACTCGGGTTGGGCGTAGTGCCACCACACCTTGTTGAAGCCGGTCCAATGGCATCCGCCGTGGAAGTCGTTGCGGACGGTGATCCGCTCCCCTGTGATGGTTTGCAGATGCTCCGCGTCCTTGGGGTCGCGGGCGAGGTTCCAGATGTCGTATTCGACGTTCGGATGCTCGGCCAGTATGCGCTTGATGTACGGGACTTGAAGTTCCATGTTGGCTTTGCGGCCCGCGAACACAAAGAGGATGACTCGCAACACAACTCCCTAAGTGATCCGAATCGCCCACGCCTCATGCGAATGCCCAACCACACACCAGTTGATGCCGGTGCGGTCGGCGTACTCTCGCCAGGCTTTCATCTCATGGTCTTCGCAGCCGTCGTAGCTGTGCCACTCGTCAAACACAACATAAGTTCCCGGCTTGAGCTGTAGGTGCTCCAAAGCTGTTGCCGTGGACGAGTAAAGGTCGCAGTCGATATGCACCAAACCACACTCGGGAAATGTGAACCCTGGCAGAGTGTCGGCGTACCGACCTATCACTAGGCGAGTGTTGTTGATGGCTGGTGGTTTATGCGCGAACGACCCCTTAGGGAACCCGTCACGCCAATCCTCCGGTAGGCCGGTGAAGCTGTCGAACCCGATCACCGGCATATGCTCGGCAATGATGCGGGTCGATTCGCCTTTACCCACCCCGAACTCCAAAGCCACACCAGAAGGCCTCAAACCGACCACGTGCCGCAGAAGCGAATAGTGCTCCACGGGCGGGAAGTATGGGCCTAACTGGTAGTCCTGGACACCTTCACCTTCCTGGTAGGGAAAGTACGGCCATGTTGGGTGCTTGTGGCCCCAACGGTTTCCGTTCGCCTCACACATCCGGGCACGCTCGGGAAGCTCAAACCGGGAAGAACCCGTGCGGTTTCCTTCGGCTTTGTCCCGCGAGTAGATCAGGTTGTGTGATCCGCGGACATCGGCGAATGGCCATCGCGTCAACCCTGCGTCGTGGATTCTCTGCGACCAGTCGACGTGTTCGCCGCCGTGCGCCCCATATCCGATATCCATGCCGCCCACCGCGTCGATCACTCGACGTTCGGCATACAGGAGAACCCCGCGGGGGAATCCGATAGCGAAATGCTGCTCGTCTTGGTGAGTGACACTGTGCCGGCCACCGCTGGGCCACTGAAACGACAAATGCGGTTCCGGGGACTCAACGTAAGGCTTCCACCACTCGTCTACGGTGGGCCACACATCATCGTCAGCGAGAAAGAGGTGGTCGCACCCCAAGTCCATAAGCTCGGCGATGCACCGGTTCTTCGCCACCGCTATCCCCATAGGTAATGGATGGCGAACAACACTCACACTCGGCACTCGATGCACCGGGATACCCCGCCAGCCCTCAAGACATATCGGCTCGTCGCTGCCGTCGTCCACAACAACAATCGGCACATCAGCCGACGTGTGCTCGATCCAATGCATTAGAGCGTTGAGAAGGACATCCCTGCGGTTGTGGGTGGTGATCGCTACCCCGAGCACTACTGCCCCTCTTCACAGTGCGGGCAGCAGTCGTACCGGAGGCGGCGGCCGCAGTACTCGCAGTGCTGCACGGCCATCTGATCTCCCGTTTCGCCTGTACCCGTCGGAGTGGAGGTCTACGATCCGCCAATGATCAAGATCGCAGCTGCAGCCGCCGTAGCGGCCAGCATTGTTTTCGCGCCCGCGGCATACGCGGACGATGACGCCTACCTGGACGAACTGTCCGGGCAGGGCTTCCAAGTGATGTGGCAGTCCCGGCCGTTCCTACTGGCCGCCGGGAACGGCATGTGTAATGACCTGCGCAACGGGGAAACCCCGGAACAAGTCGCCTCGCACTCCAACTATCCGAACGCGACACCAGCCAATCTACTGGCTATGGCGCGATCGGCGAAACGGAACCTATGCCCCTAGGTTCACGGTCAAGCAGCTCATCCATACGGCTGTAGGCCACGAGCTCGGCGTCAACATCACCCTCAGTTCGGGCTATACGTAACCGCTGCAACGCTTCTAAAATGCGGAGCTGGTTAGCGGTCAGGGCCATTGACGTACCACGGATACGAGTCGTTCACGCCGAGCTGAAGCCGCGAACCCATTACGGGGATGCCGCTCACTATCCCGATGGTCTCGAATAGCACTTCCATGGCCCGGTCCACAGCGTCGCCAATCAACGCCCACGGCGGTATCGGCGGGTACTCGCCCAACGGTTGACCATCAAGCATGATTGCCTCCCAAAGGGATTCGGGAATCAGTATTAGCCGCGCCCGCGCGGGTCGTGAGCATTGACGAGATGCGGATCGTCGCCGCCGAAGCGGACGAGTGCAACGTCATACGGTGAAGATCCGTCTTCGAATGACCACCTGAACATGTCGATCAACTCATTGCGGATGCGGTCACCCTCATCGCTTGTGTCCCAGCCCTCTTTAGACCCGTCGGGCAGGAATGCGACAACCCAATCGTCGTTTGCGGCCGTTCGAATGGGGCCAACAAGCAGCGGGCGGAATTGCTCTGGTATCCCTTCCCGATACGCGGCGATGTCTGGCATGCCGTATTCCTTGGGATCGTCCAGGGCGAATCCCGAGATTGTCACGATAAGCGCGTGATGCGCGATGTATCCCATACCTCAATTATCCCGTGTTTCAACGGGATCAGCGGTGTCTAGCGAGTCGAAATAGTAGGTCTCACCCATGAATGTTGCCCAGCGGGGAATCAGCTCGCCGCCCGATGCCGTCCAGCTCATCCCGGATTCCTTACGTCGTCTATCGACGTAGGACCGAACATGCGGCGACGCTCAGTGGGCGCAACACTGCGCTTCTCGACCATCGCCTCGATGTAAACCCGCTCATACGTTGCGATAGCACGGCTTAACTCTTCATCCGATGTATCAGAAGGATCGAAAGAGAGGCCGAGTTCACGTGCCCGGTCTATATGGGCTTGAGATGGTTCAGTCATCGGGTGTACCTCTGTACGATTTCGAGGGCAGCTTTCACATCAGCTCTATTGCGCTCGGAGTCAACAAGCCCTCGATGATGAAGCAGACCTAAGACGCCATCGACGGATTGCAGATCGGCGCCCACTCGCTTCAAAGCTTCACGAGCAGCGGCAGTGCAAGCGCAAAACATCATGCCGTCCCAGTTGTGCCGTTTACACACCGCCTCAGCGACTTCAATCTCGGGATCATCCATACCTCAATTTTACCGAGCTACAGCGTAAGTCGCGGTGTCTATTCAGGTGTGAGGGTGTAGCTTTCACCAGTCCCAGAGTCGGTGATGGTGGCTTCTATGGTTCCGTTGATGCGCTGTAGCCGCGCCCACACATGCTCATCGAGTCGGATGGAGCCTTGGGGCATACCGTCACCCAGTCCCAGCCACATGGTTCGGGAAGTGTGCCGGTACTCGCGGTTTTGGTAGGTGAGTACCGCTGTGACGGGTCCATCACCTTCGATACGGTATGACACCTTGTCGAACATGTGTTCGATAATAGAACGGGGAGGCCGCGGGTTGGCCGCTTTGACCACTCCCCTGATCTCCGAACCGAGCTGGCCTAGTTCAGCTTCCGCGCTACCAGCAATACCGTCAGCGGAGGTCTGCACCACACCGACAGCGCGGTCAACGCCGTCGCGGGCGATATCCAGCAGGCCGTCCATGAACTTCGGAACCGTGTCGTCAGGGATCTTCCTGTTCGCGATGCGCTCACACATGGCCACGAGTAGAGGGGCCATGGCGCCGGCTAGTGCTGCGAAGAATCTGTCGAGCACCGGAAACCGGCAAAGATGTCGCGGATTACCTGATCCATGCCCTTGGGGAGTCCGGCGGGCGCACCAAAAATTAGGTCGATTACATCGTCGATCACTATCAATTCTCCTTTGAATCTTGCGGCTCGCTCACGATCACCTGTTCTGTCCAGCTTGTTGGGTCGTTCTCGGGATCTACTCGACACCCTGTAGAGCAGGGGGCGTAGCGGATACGGCCACAGGGGATGCAGCAGCGGACACGAGACAGAGGCATGAACACCTCCGGGCATGAGAAAACCCCGCCTACCTGCGTAGACGGGGTTGAAGAAGTAGATGCGGCTAGCCGTGCTTTAGAGACACGTGTAGCACCCCTTCATTCTCACTCATTCCCGAGCGAATTACAAGCCTGTCATTTCATCTCGGTAGGTACCTCGTACGACGACGGCACGTGCGCCATATTCGCGAATGGCGCTGGCGCAATCGTGATTCCCTGCTCCCGCAGAGCGTTCGTTACTTCAGTGATTCCAGCGGGAGCCCTACGCACGCGGAATTCGATGTCTGACATGAAATCTTCGAACGCCGACACCACCCGGGAAGCCGATTCTGAACGCTGCGAGGCACGCAATAGATGTTGCAGTTGCTCGCGTGCCACGGTCGACACGGGTAGGCCGCGTTCGTCGGCGATCTTCTCCAGGCCCTCGTATTCCTCTGGGGATAGCCGGACTTGGAGTGTGCGGCTTTTCGGATGCCCGCGAGTGACTTTGGTTTCGTCGGTGATTGGGGCGTCCGGGTTGGCTTCGATGGCCTCTCCCTCAGCTTCGATGAGGGCGGCCAGATCTTTTTCGGTCATGATGTGCCTCCTTCTCGGTAGATGCGCTTGTCGCGGTCGTTGGCGGGCCAGCAGTTGACGCCGTACTCGATGCCGTCTTTTACGAGCGTGATGACGGTGAGTACCTGTTGCGCGGTGGTGGAGTATCCGATGGTCCGAACACCTTTGCCGCTCTTAGATGTGGGGTCTGGGACCAGCGTTACACGCTCCGGGTCGGCGAGTGCTTCGTCGGCCATGGCGGGCGTCATTGCCCGCTTGCCGATGTAGTCGCCCCGGTAGGTCCAGTCCGCTCCCATGCCAATAGTGTATTACACATGTACTACACACGCAAGGGTTTGGGGAGCCTAGTTAGCCAACAAAACAGCAGCTAGACAGCATCTCGCTCGCCATCACCAAACTCTTCCGCCACCCGAGGAACGTAATACGACCACGGCTGCCACCGCGCCTGTGGCTCCGACACCATCTCCACCAACAACCCCAACATGTACCGGGCGCGGTCCGTCTCCCCCGCCTCCAGCGCCGCCTGCACGTCGGTCGCCGCCTTACGTACCTGCTTCGGCATATTCATGTCAGGTTCCACGGATCAGATGGTCCTACTCGAGCACACCTTCAGGCAAAGGACATTCCAAGACAGCCGCCAGGTGCATGAAGTATTGCGGCCCCCACGTGTAGTGGCAGGCCTGACAGCTACAACCTTGTGCGGTGAGTTGCAGGGCTGGCTGGCGCACGTTCTCGCCGGATGAGTCTCGGCGGTAGACCCATCGTTTCTGGCAGGCGGGGCAGGGCGCTGACACGGTTTTGACGGGTTCAGGATTCAAGAGGTGGTTGATTCGGTTGCACCAGTTTTCGATGCTGTTGCTGTAGCCGTCCAACGTTTTGGTGTCTTGGGGGCGCCATGTTTTCAGGGATTCAAGGATGCGGAGGCGCCTGACGGTTTCAGGTGTTGGCGGACGGGTGAGGTCGCCGTCAAACACACCAGGATCCGGCTGCCATGTTTTGACTTGCACGTCGATTTCGTTGCGTAGGTCGAAAGCATCGGTCCAGATCGGGGGCTGAGACTTCGCCACCCCCATAAACACTCCGCTCCCCTCGACCGACTCGACCGCGTCACACAAAGACGCGTACAGCGGTTCAGCCCATTCCTTGCGGCCCTCCACAATCTGCAACTTCGGATCAGTCAACGCAGACACACCGTCCCGCAACTTCTCCAACGCACCCGACAGATCACCATCCGGCTCAACAGGTACAGCAGTCATTCAGGCGCCCTTCTTTGGGAAGTCTTCGTGCGGTTCCGGTTTGCCCCACATCTCGTAGTTGATCTCGGCCACCTGAAACAGCTCCCCCTCAAGCTCTTCAAGCCGATGTCGCAGGTTCTTTATCTGAATCGCCACCGTCTGTAGCTCATTGAGAATGTTGGCGGGATGCCGAATTATTCCGCTACGGTCGCTCACAAGGCTTCTCCGTTCGACGGTGGATCGTTCTCTGCCATATAGCGTTCCCAGGTGGCCGAATCTATTCGGCATGAATCGGGCAGTACGACACGTCGGCACCGACGCAGCTGCAATTGACGGGATCACCCTGCTGCCAGTCGGCCAAGGTAAACGGCGCATCGGTGATCACGTCTCGCCCACGACCCCGAGGCGTGTGCACGGCGTGCCAATTGCCATCGCCGTGGCTTGCCTGCCATGTTTCGTTGATCCAGGCATACCGTAAACCGCTACGGCCTAACCAAACATTGTTACGCCAGTAATCATTGAGGCATTCAACTTCCATACCCTCAATTATCCTCCGTTTCAGGACAAGTCGCGGTGTCTAGCGGCACTCGATGTTCCCAATCCCGTGGGTGCGTAGACCGCATTCGGTCCCACTTACGTCGGTCCTTCAATGACAGCTCACCCCATAACCCCCACTGCTCTTGGTGGGATACGGCGTACTCGCGGCACTGGATCTTCACTGGGCAGTCATGGCAGATGGATTTGGCGAGTTGGCATTCACGGCTGGCGCCGCGCTCCGGGTACCAGAGGTTCGTGTCCATGCCCTTGCATGCTGCGTGGTTCTGCCATTCAAGCTCCCATATGGGTAGCTCTAGCCTGCCGAGGATTTCGGCGAACTCGGCTATCTCGGGCATCAGCTTGCCCTCCCCCGCTTCATCTCCATCCGCTCATGGGCGGTGACCCCACCGAAAATCCCGTACTCTTCATTGGCCCTGAAGGCGTATTCCAAACACTCGGCAGCGACCGGGCATTGGGCACAAATAGCTTTCGCAGCTTTGGCCATCGTCCTCCCCGGACTCCCCGGGGTGGGATAAAACAACTCGGGATCTGTCTCGGGGCAAAGCGCTTGTTCGGTCCAGGGCTCGTGGTTGATGGACCACATGTCGGCGCCACCGTCTATGATTCTTGGTCCGGGGTGAATGTTTCTCACTAACGCCTCCAACGTGTCTCATGCGGCCAATGCCTTGGTTTCCCTAAATCCCCCTGCCCATCCATGGCTATCCATCTACAGGGATGTCCTTCTGGGGCACTACAGTCCGGGCACACCCGATCAGCTGCCCCGGTTTCGGTGTATGCCGTAGGTTTCCGGCGGCTACCGGTGTCTTGGTAGTCAGTCATCGGTCCACGCCCTCCATACAATGAGGGCCATGAAGATCACTAGGACGATCATTCCGCCGATGGGCTCGCTCATTTGGTCACCGTCCAGCCAGACACCCAACGGGATTCGTAGATGGGTTCCATGCGTGGGTCGTCGCCCACACGCATGCCACTCACATGCTCTTGGGTGAGTCCTCCAAGGGCTTCGACCGCAACATTGGCTATCGCGCATGCATCAACCAGGGCATCCCAATCTGGGTGTAGCGGTTTCCCTTCTTCGTCTCGACAGTTCCAGGAGTAGCCCTCTAGTTCGCATCCGGTGTTATGACCCGGCACAATTGCGTCTATCCGCTCATCGGTGTAGCCCTGGTGCCGTAGCCATGCCTTTGCGATGACCTCCACGGGGTTCTTACTCACCGGACCCCCGTGCGCTCAATACGATGCAACCCGCGAAATGCACGGTGGCCGTGCCGCAGTGGACGCAATATCCCACCTCATCACAGTCGTCAGGCTTGAGGTATTTCACTTCATCCCAACTGGAGCCGTGTGGCCATACCGCCCCTTCTTCTAGATTGCTCATTCGGTCACCGTCCAGCCAGAAGTCCAGCGATCCCATACCCGCACCACGTTTCCAACCCCATCTCGACACGTATCGGATTCCCGCGTGAGTCCTCCAAGGGCTTTATCCACCTCGGCGGCAAGGTGGGCCTCATGCTCATCGGGACCACACCCCTTCCAGTTACATCCTGTACACCGGTCGTACTGATCGCCGTGGTTGTAGTAAGACCGGTGTGCCCGCATCGTCTGCGCTATGAGCTTCTTTGCGTCCGAAGGTTCGTCACTCATAATCCAAACCCATCCGGTTGTCGTACTTAAGGACATCCACGGCACGCCTCAACTTCTCTACTTCTCGTAGTGCTTCGTCTCGTTCCTGGATTACCTTCGCGGAGTCCTCGACAGTGCCCTGCCACAACGATTTCCAGTGATCCCTTTCGGTAATGGTTTCCCGATGGCTCTCACACTCATCTTCTAGTTGGTACTTGACGCTTTCCGCTTCCGACTCAGCCTTCATTGCGCGACCCCGCCATTCGGTGAGGGCTTCGGCGCATCTGAAATAGTTGGTTTGCAGCTTCTCCAGCCGCTCTACTTCCGCGATGAGTTCAGGAACCAACTGCCTTGCAGCGGCGATGAACTGCTGATTACCCTTGCCGTAGATCTTCCCAATAGGCGGGTACTCGCCAACAGTTTCAGGCTGGATATTCCCGTAGCCAACCACCTTCCACGGCCCCGGCGTCGTGCCTTCTAGGGATGCTTTAGCGCGGTCTACAAGCTCACTCATGGACGCATCGCCCATAGGACCGCAAACACCCCTAAAAGGCTGACCACCGCGATTACCTTTTCAATGTCACTCATCGCTCTAGCTCCTCTGTCACAGGGTCACGACAGAGATAGGGAAGGCACCAGGTGTGCTCTCGGTTACGTCCCGCCAGGTGAATCGCCACTCTGGGGCGGGCTCAACGGTTACCGCCCACAGATGCGTTATACCCACTCCGTCGATGTCCACCTCATCGGGATCGACTCCACCGATTTCGATGCAGTATTCCCTTAGCTGCCTTACGAATTCACTATCTCGGTCATGCCCGTAGGCGTAGTACATGTCACCGTTCTCATCCTCGGTGAACATGTATCGGTGCTTCTCGTCGTACTGTGTCTCGAAATCTTCCGGGGTGAGTGGCGGATAGACGTGTGTAGTTGTCATTGGTTCAACTCCTCTGTTGTGAAAATCAAGGGGGCGAAGGCTTCTAAGACCTTGATGGCCCCGGTGGCTTCGGGGTCCACAAGTCGCGTGGCGTACGGCATCAGGAGTTCTGCCCACTTATCCCGTATCGGTTTCAAAGCCTTACGGGCAGCGGCTACCAGGTCATCGGACCGATACGGTGGCTCGTGGCGTTCCCACACCTTTTGTGCTGCCTCTATGCTCGGATCGGTCATTGGTTCAGTTCCTCACTTGGGTAGACCCGTTTAGCGGTCTCACAGGGCCACTCATCGACACATTCAGCGCAACAAGTCCAGGGCGTGTCATCGTGGATAAGTGGGCCAGGCTCGGGTTTGTGTATTTCCTGTACCGTCTTAGCCATCTCACGGGCGCCACACTCTGCCGCGTACCCGAGTGACACACCCGCCAATCCATCACCAATGCGCGCAATGGCTTTCGCCCTCGCTTCGATTGCAGGGTCAGACATCGTGAGTGTCATTCCATGAGTAATCGATTGAGCTGCCGAGCGATCGGCAGAAGTCGCGGAAACGGTCATATGCCTCACCCGAGTTCACGTACACCGTGAACTCTTCGTAGGTGTCTGTGTCGGGTAGCTTCACGTCCGAGTACCAATGATTTGGGTCGCTCATCTTCCACCTGCCGCGAATGCTGCTATAGCCTCAGCACCAGAGGGGAAATGGTGGTGATCGGTGTCCGCAATGCACCCCCGCCGTAAAACAACCCACCATCCGGGCATGTTCTCCATGATCTTCCACTTGCTCATAGCTTCACCACGTCTTCTATAAGGTCGTGTGGTGCTGTGACTTCATGCCCGCAGCAGGTGCAGCTTCCTTTGCGTCTGGTCTCTATTGAGGCTTGTGCCCAGTTCCCGATCGTGGAGACATGCTCCCGGCAGATGAACACTTCAACGGCTGGTCTGTCGCAGTGGTCTACGAGGTGGATGGTGACCATGAAGTCCGCGGGCCTGTAGCAGTCTTGGCATGGGGGTGTGCATTCGATCTTTAATCGGGCCAGGAACGCCGTAGGGGTCTCTACAACGGTTCGGGGTTGTAGTGACACCACTGGTTGGGGTTTGGGCTGTGTGCGTTTAAACCAGGCGGTCATAGCGGCATCACCAACATCGACCACGATTCGCCGCAGAACCTACAGGTGGGTCCTAGGGATGCCTTGATGTTCTTCATGACCCCCAGGCATTCGTCGCAGAGGTCCATGACGAAGTTCCCGTGCTCGAACATGTCCGCGCCGTGGATCCGGACTATCCACGCGGCTTGACGGTCGCAGCCGTGCTCGTGCGTCGTGCCGTTGCAGCCGTGTATCCGACACTCACATGCCCTCGCTGGCATTTCTCCTACGAGTTCTTTGATGTCTGTTATGGCTTGGGTAGTCACGATGCCGACCTCCTTTGGTTTGTGGCGTCATGGACAAGGCGGGGCCGCGGAGTGCGGCATTCACAAGGGGTTACGGCGTCGCCGATGTCGCGCCATCCGGTGCCGGCGCACTCCTGGCATTCGCGTTGCCGCTGCAGTTCCGCTTGGCGTTCGGCTTTCTCGCGGAGGATTCGTTGTTCGTCCCAGCGCTGACGGGTCTCGCGGTGGCGTTGGCAGCCGCGGCATGGCAGGTCTGTTCCGCCAGGATGCTTTGGGCAGAATTCGGGGGGTGGCGCGGAGCGCTCGGGTTCGGTGTGGCTCGATGACGGTTCATGCACTCGTTGTTCGGCGTCGCCTCCCCTCCCTTGATCCCTTCCCTTGATCCCTTGATCCCGCAGTGAGTCGTCAGTGATTGCTCCGTGAGCGTTCAGTGAATCTTCAGTGAGTTCAACGTCTTCGCTGGTGGGAAGCGGTTTAAAGGACTCTGTTGGACGGTTGATCTTCTGGTGATGCCAGGCTGCAACCTTGAGGTACCGACGGCCACTCACTACATGCCTGTATCGGATGATGTGACCTTTGTTTGAGAGCTCAGTGAGCGCTCCCTGAATCTTCAGTGAAACGGTTTCGATGTCGTCCCGCGGGAACAGATCTGACCGGATCAGGTTGAGGTTGTCCTCCCCCACGCCGTTGTCATCGACGTAGTTCCAGAGTCCAATGAAGAACAGGCGAACGAAGTAGTCCAGCGCCGCGGTGTCCGCGGATCGCCAGTACTCGGGCTTAACCGAACGGATGCGCACTACACCACCTCATCGGTAGTGACCGTGCGGATCTCACGCACACCGCACCCAAGGCAATCCCGCTTCTGTCCCGGAACCAGCCTTCCAAAGTCTTGGACCTTGCAGTCCTCCCACATCCCGTAGGCGTGCTGGTGAACAGGCCCGCGGAACCTGTGGCGGGCGAAGGCGTAACCAGCCCAGACGCAGCACGGAGCGGCAGCCACGGATAACATCGCAAGCGCAAGTGCGGCCATCTACACCGCCTCCTGGTCGGTGAAGTCGGACTCGAAAGCCATGGTGCGCCAGCCCTCTTCGGGGCTACCACTGCCATACATGACGGTCGGGAAGATGATCTGCCAGGAATCAACCTCGGATACGTCCACAACGGGCGCATCCCAATACAGCGAGCCATCTTCGCCCTGGCATCTCGTCGCTAGTGCGCCATCGTCCCGCCTCCGCACAACTCCAGGGGGATCACCTAGCCGCGCCTGATTGACGATCGCAATTGCTCGTCGGAGCGAATACTCGTCGGCGACGGCTGCATCCCTATGGAACATCCACCCGTACTGCATGGGGGTTGTTAGTGCTGTCACCTCGTCATCCGACAGCGCCCACTGCCCCGGAACTATGCGCTTACTCATCGTCACTCCTCTCAAATCCCCCACAAGGGCAGTACCGGTAAAGAGGCTCAAAAGAACCGGGGATAGTGGCTTTACAAGTGCCGTAGTGACGTTGATGCTCATCGAGATCGTGTCCGCAGCAGCAGAGGTCGGTCATCGCTCCTCCGAATCACGTTCAGCCGCTACCTCGCGTTCGGTGATGCATTGAGAAGCGGCTAGCCACCAACTGCCGATGGTCCACGCATCCTCAGGGGAGAAGCCGTCGTTCTGGTCGTAGACACACCCGTCTTCGGTGCAAGCGAATACACCCCAATCACTCAGGCGCGCATCCTCGTTGCTGTATCCATACCCATGGGGCTCACGGCATTTCGGCTTTGGTAGCTCTACTACTGCGTATCCATGGGCTTTGAGTTCTTCAAGGATGAAGCCACCAAATCCGGCGCTGCCAAGAGTGAAGGCGGGGCCGTACCATCTGATCGCGGCTTGTTCGATGATCTCATTGGCGTTCCTGTGCTCGCTCATGCGCATTCCTTCTTGTCTTCAACAAACCCTCCGCAATCACAAAGGGTCACACCGTCATCCAAAGCCCCGTAACACTCAGCTGCTTGACCGTTATGCTGGTATCTCTGATGACCACAACGGCAGAAGTGGTAGGTAGGCCAAACAGTCACGCGCCCTCCCCGAAATCGAGCGTCATGGTCCGGCTCGAGAGCCGCTTCGCAGTGACTTCGCAGTACTTCTCGTCTAGCTCAACACCAATCGCACGGCGCCCCAGATACGATGCAGCCGCCAGCGTCGTCCCGCTTCCCGCGAATGGGTCAAGAACCAACTCGCCAGCATCACTGAACAAATCGACGAGAGAACGGATCAGCCCCTCAGGCTTCTGTGTGGTGTGCAACCGGCCATCATTGTGACCCCGGTTTAGAACAATCGGCACTGACCAGACCGCATGACGGCCTCCACCGTTCCACCGCTTCTTCCCCGTCGGGTGGCATATCGTGATTGCCTCAAAACCAGTCGCTGGCCTGTCACCTGAAAACTGCGGAGTGCAACCCAACTTCACCCAAGCGCCAGTTCGAACGTAATCCATACCATTGGCAACGAGATCCCCGCGCCAAAGGTGATCTGACTCAACATCCGAAAACACCAGTACCCACCGCTGTGCCATCCGCGCAAATTGGCCAGCGCAAAACACTCTTAATTCATCGGATAGATGGCCAAAGCCCAAGTCCACAACACGCCGCGTGTCAGCGCCGTAGCGTACACCGCGATCGCTTTCAACCATCTTGCCGGATCTGACACTGGAATGCGTGTGCTCACTATAGGGCGGGTCTGTGATGACAGCATCCACTTCACCAAGCGCGGGTAAAACATCGCGGCAATCCCCGTGATACAACGTCACCAAATCGTCTTGGTAATAAGGCTTCACGCGGCTTTCCTTTCCAGCTGGCGCTTCAAAGACTCGAGCTGAATCCCCATCGCCGCCGCCACTTCCGCGTCACTCAAACCTGTACTGCGGTAGTCCTCGTACTTCTGAATCCATGTCGACTTACCACCCGAATCTGGTGTAGCCGAGGGGTCGTCGATGTCGTCTTCATCCCACGCGAACGGCAGCGCCCAACCCTTCTTACGGCCAATGGTGCGCATCCGTTTCGAGGGGCCAGGAACCATCTGTAGCCGGCTGAACAACTCCGCGATCTGCCGCGCCCGCACAACCGACACAGTCCGCCGGTCCAAATGGTTCCCCAACGTGGAGGCTGGTATACCCATCTGCTCCGCCAGCACCGATACAGGCCAACCACTAGCCATCAACGCCCGCAGCCGCCGCACTGTACCCGTAGCATCAATAGTCCCCGACGTACCAAACCTCATTGGTATAGCCAGGATCCGTACCGCCGTAGCCTTTCGCATCTTCGGATACGAACCGTCACGGATCCGATCAACCCCACCCCGAGTCATCCCCGCCAACTCGGCAATCTCGGTCCAGGAATGCCCCGAGTCGAACAGTCGCAACAGATGCTCCCGGGCCGCGGTTGGATCCACATAGCCCCGGTCTGACAGCTTGTAGTGCGGATTACACAAACCTCTGCGTCTGTAGATACCGGCCCGGTGGCAGTTCTCGCGCCTGCACTTCATGCCGCCCGCTCCTCACGAATCGACCCATCGTCGGCAAGCCACACCCAACGCTCATGCCGGTAAAACACACACTCAAAAGCCGGTTCATGCCACTGGGACACGATGAATCCCAACTCGATCGCCTTCCCCCGCTCGCGTGTCTCGATGAAGGAGTGGCAGCCGCGGCATATCGCTAGCCCATTTGAAACCCGGGCCGTCGACTCCTGGCGGCTACCACCCCGGCCCCTGGGGCGACGATGGTGATACGACTCCACCGTCTGCACACACACGTTCGGCCACTGCACCTCACACTCACCCAAAGACCTCTGGAACATCAGCTCTTTGGCTTCCGCGGTGAACTCGCCGGCCCTAGGCACTAGCGGCCTCCGCTCGCTCCCAAATGTCCGCAAATGTCCTCAACCCGTTAGCGGACCAGCCGCCCTCGAGTTCGTCGAGACGGTGCGGGAATTCGGCCCGGAACCGTGCGTCAGCTTCCTCGAGTACTGGGGCGAGCTCGCGCATCTTTTCGGGCAGTGTCATGGCAGCTCCTTCATCCTCAAAGCCGCGGAGAGGGTGAACAGGCCGCGGGATTGCATGTCCTCGAGTAGTTCGCGGGCGTCGTCTTCGCCGCGCCAGGACACAGTCGGGTTCCCTCCGGGGACGTGCTGCACCTCAACCCCGGGTGGGAGTGGGGCGCCGGATGTCAACGCTGCTGACGCGCTGGTGAGTACGGTCTTGCGTCCCTGCTCGGTGAGTTTGTGTTCAGCCAGCATGGGGTCGTTGAACTCTTCAAGGGCCCAAGCAATAGCAGCAGCCTCGTCAGTGATGACGGGCATGTCCCGTGGCCCCTCGGGGTCGGAGATGAGGACGTATCCGATGCGGCGTTTCTTGCCGTCAACCTCAACATCCGACATCACCGGGATACGGGTACCGGGGTCGTTTTCGAGAAGGAACTTCGACTTCTCTTCGCGTTCAATCTTGTCCGCCAACTTGCGGAACTCCGCCGCCACGGCGATACGCATCTGCCGATTCACCGCAGGTTCCCCTTCTCGTCGAACTCGTCATCAACCCAAAACCAGTCAGGAACAGCAGGACCAGGATCAGACAGACGCCGGTAATCGGTTGCGAGCCAATCGGACATACGGACACCACGACTCATGACAGAACCTCGACATACGGGCCGTACCGTTTGGATGGCTCCGCTTCAACCCATTCACCGCCGGGGACGCTCGTCCATGTCAGCTCTAGATAACGCCAGGCCTGCCCATCAAACTTCCACTCGCCCAGCTGCCGGTCCCGCCACCGCGATCCCCGCTCGTCTACCCCTAGACGGTCAACGACACGGGGTGTGCGGGGCTTGGGTACGCAATTCGTACTCTCAGGAGATACGGGATGCGTAGTCGCCGGTTCCTGTTGTGCTGTTGGGTCGAGAGCATCCGTGTCTACCTGCGTTTCGCTCCACTCCAAGTAGTCTTGGATTTTCTCTTCGCGACTCTTTTCAGATGTCGGGTCGTAGATGACAGGCCAAGAGTCGGCGTCGCGCCCCTGCGGGAGCCCTTGACCCGCCGCAAGAAGCTGGCGATACAGCCACACCCCCGGCTGCGCCGGTTCGACAAACGCGATCCACGCCCCGTCTGGTCGTCGTGCGATGGTGCCAACAGGTGGCCCCTCAGGGATACTGTTAGCGGCAGCGATGGCGCGATCTACCGCCTTTTCGACATTTCTCATCGACTGAAAGTCGAGCGCACCCCAGATCTCTTCGATTATCGCTATCCGCTGCGCGTCAGTCGGTTCCAGCTTCACAACGCCACCACCCTGTAGCCCTCTTCTGACAACACCTCACCGATACGGGCCATCACAGTCCCCGCATCACCACCCAACGAAAGCTCTTCCTCGATAGCGTCCTTAAGAACATCCTTGATGTAGTCGCTCATGACGCCTTCCTCACCGCAGACACGATCCGTTCAGTAGCTTCACCAGCGAGGCGTTCCCAATCCTTCTCGCCGTACCCGAAATAGATCTCTTCCAAGCAACTCTTGAGCGCCCCGCGCTGCACATCACTTAACCCACTCATTTGCATGTCCCCTGCCCGTTCGGCTCAATACCCCTGGAACGCAACACTTCGTCACGCCTTGCCATAACCTCGGCAATAGAAGCGGACACATCAACACCGCCACGACCGGCTAGGTCTAGGTGCTTGAGCATTTCCGCGCACATCAACAACACCCGCGCATCGGCCTCGTCATGATTGATCGTGTACCTAGCCATCGAATTGCCGCCGCTCCACTAATATGCGGAGTCGCTGCGACTCACCCTCTTTGGCTACAGGGCTATCGAGCAGGTCCGCGAATTCATCCGGGCCATATGTGCGCGAAGGGAATTGAACCTCTAGGCCCGTGGGCTTGTCCCCCTGGTTAATCTCGTAGAGTCCGTCGCCCAGCTTAGCCTGCCGCTGATTGATTTGGCCTGTCATTATCCAGCAGTAGGCATCAATTCGCCGGTAGAGCGGGTATGCCCCGGGTTCCACACATACCGTTGTGCCTAGCGGATCGTGTTGTGCATTGGGGTCAATCGGATAGACCCGAAATCGCAGGATCTCCACGGTGCCAACCCGATTCCATTCAGTCTTCATCGTCCGCATACCTCCGCATATACGGGAGTGGTTCAGGCTCATAGGTAGAGGGATGCTTTGAGAGCCTGGCGATTTCACGGCGCAGCCGCAGATTCTCTTTGCGCCATTCCCGCTTATCGGATGTCTGCCACGCGACCATCAGCAGCGTTATGGCTACCATCAGGACGTAAAAGATTTGTTCTCTCACGACTTCCTCGCTAACCGGACGACTGCTGCAACATGCACTGCTGCGACCGTCCTGTAGTTGCAGTCCCCAGACTCCAAGCGCGCCAGGATTTCGCGTCCGTAGCGGTCCCACACCAACTCTGGGGATGCATCCGCTAGTAGGTCCGCAATAACCGCTAGCTCTTGGTTGAGGTGGTCGTTGGCTGTCGCGAAGAGCTGGTCGATTGAGCTCACGTTGTTCATCGCCCACCTGCCGAGTACCACAGAACGACCATGAAAAACACTGAGAAGGTGAGCAGCCACCCGATAGCGGTCCAGTTCTTGACCTGGTTACGGGCCTGCTCCTTCTCGCACGGCCTGCATGGGTGGAACACTTGGTGTGCGTGGCAGATTGGGAACGTGAATAGCTCGCGCATCAGTCCTCCCAACCGTGCACTAGTGGGGACTGATAGCCGGGACGGTGTGCGGTTTTCCAGCACTCCCACATCGCCCACCCGCCAAGCCCAAGCCCGCCGAGAATGACTGCGAGGAAGACGATCGCGCATATAGCAATGAGTAGGGAGAACATCACGCCGCCTCCCCTTCTTCATCTTCGGAATACTCGGGGTCCTCTGAGTCCCAGTGGAATTCGCATCCATGCTTGATTTCGGGATTCAATGCCCGTGGGTTCACCTTGAGTTCAGCGCTAAGCGCCGTGTAGGTCTCCAGTTCACACTTGTCGTACCGCCACAACACCGACTCCCGCTCATACTCAGGGAGTTGATCGCGGACTATTGCCAAGTTCGCTTTAATCTCAAGCAAGTCCAGATTGGCGTTCAGGTCGACAACGATCTGCTGAGATGCCTCTTGGGGGGTCATTCTGAATCACCCGATTCTTCCTGCACGATTTTGATCACTTTGTCGCGCAGATCCTTCGGAAGTGCCGCAAACCTTGCCTCCAGGAGCTCACTGCGCATGCGCTCGACCACCGTTTGGTACTCGTCCCAGTGCTGCTTCGCGACCTGCTCCAATGCCTTTCGCTCGATGTCATTTTCAGCACCCACTCCGACGTTCTCGCCGAAGTTGTTGGCCAAATGACGCAGGCAGAAGACCCGGTTAATCACCTGCGGCGTATGGAATCCAGCCTCTTTCGTCTCTACGTCTTTCACGACTGCAACCGGCTCCCCGCATGCAACTCGACTCCTGTTCCTAGAGTTCGTGCAAGCGATCCCATCGCCCGGCTCCCAAGCCCGCACTAACCGCTCCCGGGTGCCCCGCCTTGCTGTGTATCCAGTGCTGTACCACTCACTCATGCTTCTCGCCCTCCCTTGTAGTAATCAGCGAACCGCTTCAAGAGGGTGATATGTGTGGGACAAAACCAGATGGCGCTGTATGCCAACACTTGTCCCGCTACATACGGGTCGATGTTCGCTTTTTTGGTGAGCGATACCCCGGTGTTGAGAACGCCATCGATCGTGGGATCAGCATCCAGACTGCGGCACACTGAGATGCCGTACTTTTCGGCTAGGTCTTGAGCCGAGTCCGCGTGAGCTGGTGGAGCACACGAAACCGCGGTGAGGATTACGGCTACCGCCGTGATGGATCTATGCTTGAACACGCCACACCTCCAAGGTGTTGGTTGCAGTGGCGCAGGGGTGGTCGTCCGCCAAGATTGCCCACCCCTGCGTTCGGGGCTTATTCAGTTGTGGACGATCTACGCCGACTTAGGTTCTGACGGCAGAGACGCGAAGAATGCGTCGAGTTCTTCCTTGGGGTACAGCGGAACTGAGCCGTCGTACCGCGGGCAGATATGGCCCAGGCGCTTGTGTTCGTCCAGCTTGTAGAGGCTGATACCGAGGTACTCGGAGGCTTCTTTGCGGTTATAGGAAAGCTTGCTCATGACCACTCCTTTCCATCTACCGTCTTGGGATGAGTGATGAAGAGTTCGCGTACACGCTTCGCTACGCGGGAGAGAAGATTCCACTTACCCTTGAGCACGCCCAACGGGTAGCCAAGGCGATCGAGCTCGCCTCCGGTGGGGACACCGTCTTGTGTGACATCAACTACCTGATCGCGGATGGTCGCGGCAATGAGATGCACCGGTTCCTGATCGGGCCCGGTATCCCCGCCCTCCTGTCCGGTCCGTCCTTCCCTGTCCCAGACATCGTCGACCGGTGATATTGGCCCCTTCTTGACCTTGATAACCAGGTGGCGGGCAGGACGATGCAGTTCTTCCTGCACTATCTCCCGTACTCGGGATTCAGAGATGCTCATGCCGTCATCCCTGGCTGGCATACAGCGGGGATTTCGAATCCAGGAATCGTCAGCTTTGGCTCCGGGAGGCATCCCGCTCTCTCTACGCATGATGAGCAGACTCGATATGTCACCGTCATCGGGTCTGAGGGGTTCGGATGGCAGCTTTCGAAGGTTGCCATCGCCTGATCACTGGGAACTCCAAGAGTCATGAGGCCGGCCACGCACCATTCCGGCGATCCACGGAAGGCCAGTGCTGTGTCTGTGCCCTGAAAGCACACGATGCAGGATGAGGCGCTCATGCCACCCCCACGATCCCGAGGTTCCACCAGGGGTCGACACGCTTGCCGCTGCCGCGGTTGTAGAAGATGATCATGGCGTGTGCGAAGCATTGCGCCCCAGGATTACCAGTAGTATCCCTCCACTTTCGAGCCTCGCGACGAAGCTCCACAACGCCAATCTTGTTGAGACGCATAATCAACTTGTCTTCCTCAATGGCATCGCCATACCGGTCCTTGATGAGCGCCAGTGCCGCGATCGGGTCACGCTGGAATCCGTCATACCCATATGCGTCTCGGATCACACGTAGCGCAAAGGCGAGGGAGCCCGGTCCCGACTTGTTGTATGTGTTGACAAGTGCAGTGACACAACCGATCTCCTCGAGATCCTTACTCAGTCCGATTACCAGGCCAGCCGATCGAGCGATGCGATCGATGTCAGTTTCGATGGGGCGCCCAGCCGTTAACGCGACCTTGTACTTCGACATCGGAGTCTGCGCTTTTACCGAGTTAAGCCGAAGGAATAGATCAGCTTCGTCCGCCGACGTCAGACCCTCGTAGATATGACATTGAACCTGCTGATCCGATCCCATCCATTGGATGGCCGCAGACTTGCGGTGCTGGCCGTCAATGACGTAGTACCAGCCGTCCCTGTATGAGACGTGCAGCATTCCCATCACATCCGGGTTGAACTCGGCTGCAAGCCGATCCACCCACGCCTGGTTCAGCGCACGTTGAGCTACGGGGCTTACTTTCATCTGATCTAGCCGCACCCATCCGATGCGGGAAGTGAACTCGATGCGCTCGGGCTTAGACATCGTTGATCTCCTTGAGATGTTTGTTGATTTGCTTCCAGGCGTTACGTGCTTGATTAGTAAGGGTTTCCAGTTCTCCAGGTTCAACCGCTCCGGCGGTTATCCATTTGATGTTCTCCGCGAAAGCCGCAATGCTGCCAGTGATTTCAGCCAGGAACTCCGTGGGCGAATTACGGAACGGCCACTTGGTGGTGACGGGCTCGGCCACGGCGGCGTCGATCAGCGGATCGTCGGCATCTACGACTTCCCTTGCGGCTTGGGCTTTGTCCTTGCACTTACGGGCCACGTTGGCGCGAGACAGGTTTCCCTCTGCGCGAGCCTCGGTTATCGCCTCTTCAAACTGTTCGTCCGAGACACCGTCGGCGAGGTCGTAGATTCCCCCGTGGGTGTTTGTCAACTCGTGCTTACTTGCGAAGTCTGTGGGCTTTGGCTTGACCTTGTCGTAAGTTACGACTTGATCCCTAACTAGGCTTCCCCGCGCCTTCCCCTCGTTGCAAGTCTCTACCTCTCCCCGCGCCTGCGCTTCACGGATGCCAACCCCGAGTCCACGCTCGGCCCGTCGCACGAACTCGGCGGCATGAGACTGCATCTCCTTGCTTATATGGAGCTGCTTCGCGATCTTCTCGATGCCCGCAGCCTTAGCCTTGACCTCCACAATTCCCGGAAGATCCTGCGCCGCAATAGCAACCAGTAGGCTCACGTTCGACTGCACCAACAGCTCTGTCACGTGATCAACCTGTTGATCCGGGGTCCAGCGCTGCATTGCGCCGACCTTCTCTTCTATGGGTGGTGGCAGCACGTCGAGCACTTCACCTTCAATAGCCGTGGTCATGCCGCGCCTCCCAGCTTTTCGATCAGCTTGTCGATTCCCAATGGGGTGACACGTACCTGTGGAGTCCGCAGGTGGATGCGGCCGTCGTCGGCGATCCACTCACCGTTGGGCTTCTCGGTGAGGTACCCGGCATTTATGGCTGACTGGTATGCGCGCGGGCGGCCCTTGTGGTCTTTGTACGTCCACCTGATTGCCCTTAGAGACTCCCCGAGCTTGATCTCACCCGTCTCGATGCCTGCGCGGCACAACACCTTCGCGGCTTCATTGACGTCGTAGTCGCCGTCGGCAGATAAGAAGTTGTCAAACTTTCGAGCCTTGGGCTCAAGTTCGGCGATGTGCGCATCGCGCTGATCGATCATCACCTTGGCATCCAGTAGGGCCAGGGCGAAGCGCTCTTCGCGAGTGGCCGGAAGGCGCTCGGAATCCAGGAGGTGATCCCGAACCTTTCGCGCGACGGGCGAATCGCGCAGGAGCATCCCGACACGCAGCACGGCACGGCGCGGGTAGAGGGTGATGGAGCGTGCCTTTGGGTCGAGATTTGAGACCTGCATGTTGAAGGTCTCAAGAAACTCGGTGCGCGACACAACCCGGATCCCATCGTCATCCAGTTCTTCGCGGTTCCGCATCACGACGGCCTGGATCGTCTTAGTGGGCACCTCGTAGTACTCAGCCACCATTTCGGTGGTCACGTTCAGGTCGTCGGGCAGCATCCGCAGGGCGCCCACCTTGTCGATCACATCGGTTCGATCGGCTAGCGCGTCCCGATCGGCACGTGCCGAGGCAAGGGTTAAGTCGGCACTCATCAAGCCACCAGCCCAGCTGCGCGCTCGTCCAGAACCTCACGAACTACATCGCGGATAAGTTCGCGTAGTGCGATCGAACGCCCGTCAGAGTCGTTGGCGCGGTCGCGTTCCAGCACGCTTACCGGGCAGTTCAGCGCGACTGCCAGCTTCTTTAACTGAGTCTGATTCGGCCAACGATGGCCGCCTTCGAGGTCGGACAAATAGGCGAGGCTGATGCCGGCCGCCGCCGCCAAGGATGACAGTGAGTGCCCATCTTTGGTACGAACTACGCGTAGCTCCTGCCAGATACCGAACTCGCTAATGCGTCTCTGTCCCATTAGGACTCACCACCCGGCAGCGCCTTGAGCGACGGCGTGATGTTCAACTGATACTGATTAGCCTGCGGATCGCCGATCTGCTGGAGAGTCGAAACCAGAGCACGCACCAGATCGGGAAGTGCGTACGGCAACAGGTGCCACGCGGTTCCGGTGAACCAGAACTTGTCACGGTGCGCGCGCTTGGGCTCAGTGGAGCCTTCCTTGAGCCATCCGGCCTCGCGCAGCCCCCGTGTGATCTGCCGCGGTGAGTAGTCCAGGCCGTAGCGCTGCCGCACCAGCGCCGACACTTCCATCCAGTTCCAAGCACTCCCCCGGATCGCCAGATCCTGGACGCGTCCCTCCCGCATCATCTGCGGTAGCACGTCGTGAAATACCCAGCGCTGGAATCGGATCACCGCCTCGCGCACTTTGCGGTCCTTGATGAGGTTGGTGTTGCGCTGGCCTATGACCTTGTAGAAGCCAGGCTCGGTGAGGTACCAAATCCCCTGGTCAGACCTTGCCCGCAAGCCTGCGGGCAGGTTGACCTGCATGTCTTCGGCGACTAGCTCGGACGGAATTAGTGGCTCCCGCGCCGAATCAACGATCAGTACCTTCTCGTCATCGTCGAGCGCACGAACCATGTCTGAGGCGTCCCGGTGGCCGAGCTGCCGAGCCACGACGGTGCCGTTGATTTTGAAGCTGTCGCCATCTGGGAGGACGGGCAGCTCGAACTCTCCATTACTGAAGAGCTGCGGTGCGGTCATTGAGCATCTCCTAGGGCTTGAACCGGACGAACCCGGTACGCACCAAGGTACTGCGACAAGGTGCGTAATGCAACCCCTTGTCGCATAGCGGATGGTTTTCGAGGCGTGAACAGCGATGTTCGAATATCACAAGCGTGTAACTGCGAAGTCCCTCGAAGGTGCGAAAACTAGACTTCGCACCTCTGCGCGTAGCAAGGTTGACCTGTGCAGATACCCACTCAGACACCAGAGGCGAAGCTGCTCGAAGAACTTCGTCAGGCTGTACGGCCGAAGCTGTCAGTTCGCAGGGCAGCAACAATGGCCGGAATAAGTGAGGGCCGCTGGCGGCAGATCGCAAAGGGGTACAACCAGGTATCCAAAGACACCTTCGTCGAGAGCGTCGCCCCGGCGGACACACTGGCTCGCATGGCACGAGTGGTTGGAGCCACGCCCGAACAGCTCCGCGAAGTCGGTCGTGAGGACGCCGCGGCAGAGCTCGAGGAGCTACTTCTCGCGGGAAGCGTGAGGTCGCTGATTCCGGCAGCCGATTCCGCACCTGAGCGGGATGAGACCCGCGCTGCTCAGGCGTTGGTTGATGCGGCCGAAACCTTGCTAGATGTGATGCTCCGTCTCGTACAAAACGACCCTGCCCGAGCCGAACATGTACGCGCTGCCATCGCCGAGCATGAGCAGTTGAAGCGCGCCTTGGGTCCACTCTTGGACACCGTCGCCGGCATGCGGCAGTACAGCGTCCAGGTCGGTGAGATCGTGCGGCGCCACCTACTCCGAATCCCGGAGCCAACACGCGAAGAGCTCGCTCAATTCACGATTACAAAGGAGGGAACCCATGCAATACACATTGATTCGACCCCGCAACCGTCAGCACCGCCGGAAGGCTACGAAGTCGAGGAGGCCGACTTCGATCCAGCCTGGCCTGGGCTACTAGCCGCACGCAGGGTGACAGACGAGGACAAGCCGCAGCGACCCATGGACTCGTGATCTACCCACTTGAACCGCATGCCGACCGATAGCGTCATGCACAACACATTCACATACCGCATGACAAGGAGCTATCGTTGAGCCATGAGCACTCGGGAGACGAACACGGGGACGCGGACGCGTGCGTTCCTGATCGGCCTGGGAAGCCTGTTCGACATCAAGGGCGAGGCGACGTACGAAGCACTGAGGGAGATGATGCCAGCCCCGGAGCCGTACAACCTCAACGCGAGCCTGCTGCGGGCGAATCGGAACCTTCGCCAAGTCTCTCGCTAACACAGCTCACCGCGTATCTCACCGAGAATCACCTGCATCTGCCTCTGCTGACACCGGATCCAGCGGAAATGGAGCGGATGAAGCACAACACCCCAGAGCTGTACGACACATATGTTTCGTCATTACGCAAGACGGTCGACTCGGATATCTATATGCGCGAAGCCCCTTACCGCATACCCGATAAGGGGCGCAGTCAAGGCCAACGATTTGGGCTAGCAGCCGTTCTCGCTGGGTTTGCCGTGTCCGCATGGTTCGCTTACCTCGGCCACGAGTGGATCGGGGGCGGTATTGCGGTGTTTGACGTGATCGGTTTGGCGGCAGTGTTCAACGGTAGTCAGGGCCGATCCAAAAGGGAGCAAGGTTAGGGTCTGTAGACCCTAACCTTGGTAAAAAGACCCGTAACCATCGGTCAACGGATGGACTAAACCGAACTTCCTCGGCGCTCACTCGTCAGCGAACAACCAGTCACTAGACACGCTCTGCCCCTCGGCGAACTCCGTCAAACCCCTTCGGAGCTGGTTGTACAGACCGGGGTTTTCCAGGATCGCCCGCTCCGACTCATGCAGCAGGGATAGCGGGATAAGCCGGATAGTCCCATCCGACTCGGTGACCTGCACATACTTCGCGTTCGGCTTGCCAGACACGCGCAACTCGGCATGAGCGTCCGTCTCCACGATGGACGAGACGCTTTCGTAGCTGATCGCGGCGGTCATGACTCAACGATAACGCACATCTGAGGTTTCTCTGATGTGATTTGGCAGGCCCTTGCCGTGGAGAAGTTACATCCATGTAGTTCCTGGTCAGAGCCATTTTTGTCAGTGGGTGACGCTAGCTTCACCACCATGAGCCAACGTTGGCATCCCTGGCGCTACGCCGCTGATCACTACCCCCATGTGGTCATCAATTGTCGCCGGGAACTACCCGAACAAGTGTGGGGGCTGACCAGCTTCACGCGCCAAAAGATTTGGCTGTGCAAACGATTGCAGCAGGTCCATCGGCGATGCACCCTGACCCACGAACTGATCCACTGGGAACGCGGACCGCTGCCCACCGACCCAAGGGCAGCCGCACGCGAAGAACGCATCGTTGACGAGCTCGCTGCGCGACGACTCATCACCTTCGGCGATTTGGTGGACGGCTTGCGATGGACGCAAGATTGCGACGAGCTGGCCGAAGGACTGTGGGTGGATGGCCCAACGCTGCGAACGCGAATGTCCACGCTCGACCCGATGGAAACCGCTGAACTTGAACACGTCCTCGGTGACGAATGGATGTGGATACCGTGATCGGCCCGAATACTGCGGAAGTGCTTGCATTCGAGAATATTTGGTGGAGCCAGATCGGAGACAAAGAGAAGGCCATCCGGGACCGGTTTGGGCTCTCCCCCGTGAGGTACTACCAGAAGCTCAACCAGATCCTGGAAAGTGAAGACGCCCTAAAGTCTGATCCGGTGACCGTAAACCGGCTACTGAGAATCCGGACGCGGTAGACACCGCGACTTCGCCTGAAACGCGGGACAATTGGGGTATGAGCGAACTTGGCGGCGCTACCGTTGTTGAGCGCGGGGCGATACGGTTGGCCAATTGGATCTTGCGGACCTTCGCCGGCCGATACTCGAGGTTCTACTCGGGAGCGATCGAATACGGCATGCGGGCATGCGCTCGGGACGTATCCGAGGGGCGGCCGGTTCCTCAGGACTGGAGGTCGTGATGAGGCTCCTGCGGCTTCTGCATCCGTGGTTCGCGTTCAATAACCCGGCATTCCGCTGGGGCTTCACACACCCTTTCGGCCCACCTGCGCCATGGTGGTCACAGGAAAGACGCGAGCAGTGGTACCAGCAGAACGGCGCACCATGGGAGCGCTGAGAGACCCCGACATGCAGCGCGCCCTCGATGAATACCTAAGCCGTGAGCATGACCCCGAGCGTGAACGCCGGGACCAAATTCGACTTCTCAGATGGGCACGCAGACTCCTATCAAAGTCGTAGGATTTGCAGGTCAACAATGAATAAGGGGGCCGCAATGTCAATGCCGGGTTGGTATCCAGATCCGTCAGGCGCTCCGGGGCTGCGATACTTCGATGGGGCTAGATGGACGGACCAGCTGATGCGGTCGCCCAATAAGAAGGAAACGCCCAAGTGGCCGTGGATCGTGGGGGCAGTTGCCGTCCTCTTCCTGATCGGATTGATCGGGGGACAAGACCGTAAGGATACTCAGCCATCCACCCACACTGGCACGGCAACGAAAGCATCAGCGCCCGCGCTGGTCGAACCTGCGCGACCGGTAGAACCTCAGAAGCCAAAACCGCCCGAAGGTGTCTCCTTTCGGACAGAGTCGGGATCGAGTGGAGAGGTCGTCTTCGGAAGCTTCAGAATCTCTGACGCAGTCTTTATGGGGCTTACGCGCCGTGGAGCCCAAAACAAGACCATCGAAGCGCTCAAGTACGCACACTCCGAATACCCCAACGCCACAAAGGTCTTCATACAAGGAACCTTTCCGACCAAGGATGCATACGGAAACAGCAATCAGGACACCATCGTCTTGAATGTGGGATACGAAAAAGTCACTCTCGATCGAATAAACTTCAACGGCGTTGACACCGGAAAAATATGGGATATCCGCGATAGCGGCACGGTCCACCCAGAATTAGCAGGCTGAACTCAATCCAACAACTCATTGAGGTTCGACAGCGCCGCGCGGGCCGTCTCGTGGTCCACGTGTACATAGCCCTGGTGCGCAGCCGCGGTTGAGTGGCCAACCACTTTCATGCGCGTCTCCTGGGAGACGCGGGCTTTGTTGAGCAGCGTTGAAGTGGTGTGGCGGGCCGAGTGCATTGACCGGTACCGCACGCCGGCAGCTTTCAGTAATGCTCGCCACGCCTCGGAGGCGTCAGTGGGTGAGATCGGGTGACCGTCTTCATGCCGCCATACCAGGCCGTGGGGGTTGGGTCTGGTGTCGTTGGCGACGTAGGTCTTCATCATTGCCCAGACTGGCGCAGTCATTGGGGCGATGCGGTCACCGGCTTTGTTCTTTGGCTTGGTCCACACCAGGGACTTGTAGCAGGGCCGGTAGTTGAAGCCTTTTGGAAGATCGGACGGCAGCTGTTGTAGCTGCCAACCGAAGTCGAACAGCCCCTCGATAAGGTCGCAGCGGTCGGACTCCATGCCGATGATCTCGCCCTGCCGGGCGGCGGTGAAGAACATGGAAGTCCACATCGTCGCCCATGGATCGTTGATCTCGAATGCGGTGGTGATGATTTGGCGAGATTCTGCGAATGTGAACGGTTGGCGCTCCTCGGCGACATGCCTGGGCTTGTCGACGACCGCTGCGACATTCTTGTCCAGCATGCCTTCGTCCATCGCGTCACCCAGTGCTTTAACGAGGGTCTGATGGGCCTTCTGCGCGTTGCGCGTTCCGTTGCGGGCGATCATCTTGCGCACGTCCGCTGGGGTGAGCTTGCCTAGTTTCGTTCCCCCGTCAAGGAAGGGGAGCACGTAGAGGCGAACGGTGGTCTCGTAGTACTTGAATGTGGTTGGCCGTACGCGAGGCTTCTGGATGGTTTCAAGCCAGTGGGCAAGCCACTGTTCGAGTGTGGTGTTGGAGGTCGTGGGGGCTTTGCCGGATGCGATCTCGGATCGCAGTGTGCGCAGCTTCGCCAGGGCGGTTGCTTTGTCTTTCGAGGAGACGGTTCGGCGGCGGCGCTTACCGTCTTCGGTGGGGATGTCGACAGCTCCAACCCACATGCCATCGCTGCGTTTGTAGAGTCCCCCGTCACCGCGGGTGCGCCTTTGCCCCAT